ACACCTTGCTGACCTTGACTCATTCTGTGTAGAGTATTCAGTTCGTCCATTAATGCTTTGCCTGCTTGTTGAACATCACTAGTATGTTTCATAACTTCATATGCAGTATCAACTGCGGCTAACATTTGTTCTTTGCTAGGACTCCAACCCTTACCTGTCTTGGCAAAATAGTTCATCATTGCCGGCAGGGTCTTTATTAAATGTGCTCGATAATCTTCTGGATCATCCTGTTGACCTTCCGCCACACCTTTCTTTGCCTTGACAGGTTTTTGTAAACCCTGTTTGATCAGTTCCATTAAATTCATAGCATCTTTCTCGCTTATAGTTCCTGGCAAACCTTGCATAAATGTTTGCAAGTCACCTGCTACCGCTGCGGCTCTCATTTTGGTTCCACTCATTCCACTAACATCGTCCGAATCTGGATCACGCTCGCCTGCTGATACCACTCTAAGCATGGCGTACTGATATTCTTTACCGTTGTAATCATTTAACAATTTTTCAAAATTTGCTACACGATCTGAACCAGCTACCATGATCAACTCTTGATACTTGCCATTCAAAACCTTAGCAGCTTCAATGGGAGTTCTAACAGTGGCATCACAGGCTACGAAATTAACACCAGGAAACATCTTGCGCAAATATGCAATTTTTTGTTCAACTGACAGGGGATTTGACTTGTGATCTTGTGTTTTTGACACATAAATTGCATGATCTGCGCCTTGTTGTTCTGCTATGTGCTTGACACTAGTGATCAACAATTCGTGCCCAATTGTAGGAGGTTGAAAACGTCCAAATGCAAATACAATTTTCTTGTTGCCGTTTTCCATTAGGCTTCTAAATATGGATCTATTTTCCTTAAATGTCTGTTGTATCTTGGCCAATGCTGCTTCTTTACCAGCACCTTTGGCGGTTCCTACTTCGCCACTCTTAACAGATATCATACTGGCAAATACACCCTTCATACGTTCACCGCTGCGGGGATTACGAATGTTGCGCTTGCATTGTTGTAGTAAATCGTCAAAGCCAGCAGTTAAATCATACTGAAATAATAATTTTTGAACGTCATTAAAGTTTTTACTTGACCACAGTACTTCTCTATTGGCCTGTTTGAATGTACCTGGTTCATATGTTACCCTGCGCAGTTGTAATTCAACTCCACTTAGATTAAATTCGTATTCTTGATCTTGCGACAAAGGCTCTTTAATTTTAATACCCAACTTTTGAAACAATATGGCAGGGTCTGTTTCAATAGTGGCAATCTTGGTCAGTCCTAAAATCAATCCCTGTTCTTCAGCAGGCATATCTAAAAAACTTTGTTTGAAACTTGCTTCTGCTGCATCTAATGCGACAATGTTATCAACCTGTGCGCTATACCCTAATGCATCATCGTGATAACGAACGCTGACCAATTCACCTGCATTGTATGTTCTTTTACCTGCGTGTTTGGCACTGCTAAAAGGTACAATAACAGTTTCAGGCATCTTAGTAAAAAATGCCTGAAGTTCTTTTTTGATGGTCGCTTTGTCTTTGTCGCTTTGAATATGAACAACTAGGTCAATGTCACCAAAATCTTGTTTGTTAGGATTGCTATTATAACTTCCACTTGGAGTCATACTAACAAAGCCTGGAAACTTTGATAGTAGGTGTTGATACGATGCCAAGAATTGTTTAAAGTCTTGACGACTTTTTACTCTATCTGCTCCTGCTACGCCGCTCATTATTGTCTCACCTTTAATGCTGAATTGTCTGGGAGGAACTTGCCCGTTAGTCCCAATGCATCTTTACGTTTGCGCCATTCATCTTGCATATCGTCTGGAATGTCTGCGCGAGTGCTGTCTAGGATTTTGAAGTAAATGTTTAACAATGTGCTGTATTCTTCAGGCTTCATTTTGGCTTTAAATAGATTATGTAGTTTGTAATAATCTTCTGCATCTGCTTGGGTAATCTTAAATCCTAGTCGCTGACCTAATACCGCTAATGCACTGTCTGGATCGTGTGCAATGATTTCGCCAGTGGATTTATCCTTGACTCCATTAACGTGATTAAAAGATAGTCCTGCTACTTGAAATGCAGCCAACATTAATTGTGTTCTATGTAGGCCCTTGATATTTGATTCTTTTGGATATGCTGCGGAATGATAACTAAACTTTAACCAATCTAAATTACCAATCATCCAATCAATTTGTACGCCACTTCCGACGTGTTGTCCCTTGGCATCAATTTGTGGAAACAGTCCAAAGATGTTGCCATCAGTAACTTTCTTTTCATCACAATATAAACTAGGTGCGTGACTGTTGATATGCAATGTTAACAATTTTAAGAACGCTTTCATACGACTTTGTTCTGGTGTGCTGCTACGGGCACGTTTTTGTAATGCTTCTGCTTCTGCTGCAACACCTGCTGGATCGATTCCCCAGGCTGCAATACTCGCATCACTCATTTCTTTGTCTAGTAACTCACTAGCACTAACACCTAAGTCAATGTCTCCGCTAACATCTTTCTTACCTACTGACCCTAGTGGAATAAAATGTTGGCTGTTAAATATGCCAGCCTTCTTTGGAAATATATGTTTTAATTCTGTAAAGTATGCAGCCAGCGTGGGCTCAATATCTTCACGTTTGATACTAGTAGTCTTACCTGCAAATACATTTCCGCCTTCCGTGAGGTAACTTAATAGTTCTGTTATTCTCATTTTATGCCCCTATCTTATAATGTTTGCCACTGGTGATATCTTCTCGATAGTGGTCGTATAATCGTTCACACATTTCTTTCATTAGTTCTTTGTCAAAGTTATTTTCAAAATGTCCAGGTAATTTTTTTTGATGATAAAATTCTTTGCAGCCTTTTTCAACCATTGGCATAAATTCTTTGGTCATTTCTTCTTTGTCCAAAGTTTTATTTTTATGTGATTTATGAATCTTTGTTGCAATTGGGTGGAAGAAATCCTTATGCAATTTATCGTGGTCAATAATAAACCAGAATAGGTCATTATTCATATTATTGTCGTCCTTGTTTTTTGCCATCGTTTTGTTGATGTCAACACCCTTGCCAAAGAATTCTCTTAAAAACATACTGGTTCCTTATTTCAATCGCAACTATATATTACGATAGATATCCTATCGTGTATTTATTCAACTTTAACCAAATAGTTAATTAGTGATTATATAGAACGGATTGAACTGTACCGGCGTCTAATTCAACGCGGCTTCTAACCCAGACAAAGTTGCCGTAGAAATTAAAAACGCTTACTGTAGAGGTATTTTGCTCCATTGCTTGGTAACTAGTCATACTAAAACTAGTGCCATCAACTGGGAACCAATCAGTATCTTGTGGAGCTGTGGCAAGAGTAGCTTGCATAGTGACCGTGCCAACAAATGTGTTATTGCAAGTATATTGTACGGTGTGTAAACCTACACTGGAACCATAGTATCCATCACCTTTTTCTTTTTGGCTAATGAATACTAGGGTATTTGTACCACTATTGGGGTATACAACAGCTACGCTACTGGTACTGTTATATATGGGAAATTCTAAGCCGATACTGAGTGCTGACATACTTGTTCCTGATCTAGACAAGTATTTATGCTAGAACGCAGGATAAATTCCTCAACCTTGTGTACGTTATGACCCATGAATAATCCAATCATAGCCAGTGTGGACGAATCTTCCACTAGGATATATGGATTTTGCTGCCATCCCTGTATAAACCAATTAACCGTTGATCTAGGAATCTTAATTTTGTCACCGTAATTATGACTCCAAGATTCAAATTGAACTTTGGTATTTGCATTACATTCTGATTTAAAGTAGACCTTATATCGATATTTCTGATGCGGTAAAGTATTTCGAATAACTTTTTTTGCACCGTTGTTAGTGATATAATCAAACTCCAAGTCACTTGCTGGTTCATATACTTCAGCTATATAAGGTGTCAGTTCTTTTATGATAGAATTGTAAAGTTCTTTATCTTTACAATATATACTAAAAATACTTTGCTCTGCTCTGATTTGTATTTCTTTGTCCAAGAATGGAATCAAGGACCTTGTGAATTTTAACAGGCGTGGTTTATCAACTTGTCTACGCTTGGCAGGCCACCCTACAATACCGTTACTTTTATTGTGACAGAAGTTTAAAGTTTCCGCAACACTGGTCCGTTTGATTCTCCACGATCCTTCAACGTTGCACCTAATTTTATAAGGCCACTTGCCGTAAAACAATTTAGATGTTGCTTGCTTGTTGTATGTCATTTTTAACCTTTACTACTGGCAGGGGATCAATAAAGTTCAACTTTAATTTGTTATCATCAAGTGTAATTTCAACTACCCCGCCATTAGTTAACTTACCAAATAAAATCTCTTTGCTTAATGGTTTCTTAATCATGTCATCAATAGTACGTTGTAATGGACGTGCGCCCATTTTACTATCAAAGCCTTTATTAACTAGGTACTCTAATGCATCGTTAGTAGGTTTAACGTGAATGTTTTTATCCTTAACTAGTGCATTGAGTTCACCGATAAACTTCTTAACAATAAGAATCATTGTGGTCTTGTCTAATTTGCCAAAGCGGATAACACCATCTAACCGATTGCGAAACTCTGGAGCAAAGAACTTGCTAACAGCATCTTTGGGATCACTGTCACGTTCCAAACTACCAAAACCCACTGCATTTTTTTCAGCATCAGCTGCACCCAAATTACTTGTCATAATGATAATAGCATTGCGACCATCTGCTTTCTTACCATTACTACCAGTTATAAATCCATTATCCATCAATTGCAACATAACAGTTAGCACATCTGGGTGAGCCTTTTCAACTTCGTCTAACAATAGAACACAGTTAGGATTCTCTTGCAAACTTGTAATCAGTTGTCCAGCATTGTCGTCAAAGCCAACATATCCTGGGGGAGCACCGATAAACTTGGCCACACTATGTTTCTCTTGGAACTCGCTCATATCAAAGCGAACAAGTTTTGTTCCCATATTAGATGCAAGTTGTTTAGCCGCTTCTGTTTTACCAACACCCGTGGGGCCAACAAATAGAAAACTACCAACTGGTTTGTTTAAAGATTTTAATCCAGACTGTGCAATAAACACCTTGTCCAACAAACTTTCAATAGCAGTTTCTTGGCCATATACTTTGGCCTTCATATTCTTTTCTAGGTTAGCTAAATTAGTATTGTCTTTATTGCTTAATTGTTCCAATGGAATGTTAGCAATCTTACTGATCTCAAACAAGATTTCAGCATGGTCAACTGTTCCACCTTCTTCGTCACGTACTTTAAAACGAGCACAGGCGCAGTCAATCAAATCAATTGCCTTGTCAGGTAACTTCTTATCAGTCATATATTTGACACTGTACTTAACTGAGTCAATGATTGCTTGATTAGTAATCTTAACACCGTGATGTTTTTCGTAATACTTTTTAAGACCTTTCATAATCTTAACAGCAGTTGCTTCATTGGGCTCGTCAATAGTGACACGTTGGAAACGGCGCATCAATGCACGATCTTTTTCAAAGTGTTTACGATATTCTTCCCACGTTGTACTGGCAATAACTTTGATCTTGCCGCGGCCCAATGTTGATTTAAGCATATTAGCCATATCATTGCTGCCGCCGCCACTAGTACCAGCACCATTCATCATATGTGCTTCGTCAATAAACAGAATACAGTTGCCTTTCTTTTCAAGGCCACCAATAACTGCTTTCAATCGTTCTTCAAAATCACCACGATATTTACTGCCTGCCAACAATGCACTGATATCCAAACTATAAACAGTATGTTCTTGGATAAATTTAGGTACAGTATTTTCTACAATTTTGCGAGCAAGGCCTTCTGCAATAGCAGTCTTACCAACACCTGGATCACCAATCAAAATTGCATTAGCTTTTGTACGGCGAGCCAATACCAATTCAATTTCTTCAATCTCTTTATCTCGACCAATAACTGGGTCAATTTTTTTACTCTTAGCTTTGGCAGTTAAATCAGTACAGAATTGAGTAATCATTCGAGCAATTTGGGGATTAACATTCTTTTCTTCTTCAACAACTTCTTCACGTGCCGATTCTTTGTTTAAGAATGTAATAAACTTATCTTTATCAATGTTGGCTTTGTTAATAAAGAAGTTTGCGTGACTTTTCTTTTCACTAAACATACTGATAAAACAATCAACAGGTTCAATAATCTGACGTCCGCTGAATAGTACTTGGGTAAACGCACGATTCAACATACGATCCAGTATATCAGTTTTCTTAGGTTTTTCTACGTCAGGATTTACAATGTCACCTAATTCGTTTTCAATATATAATTCAACGTCTTGCTTTAGCTGAGTAATATCGGCACCAAAAGAAGTTAATATAGCTGTGAATGATTCATTGTTCAGCATACTATACAAAAAATGCTCCAGTGTAATGTACTCGTGGTTATTAACACCAGCTACATTAATTGCATTTTCAAAGATTTGTTCCAGATCTTTATTTGGTTCCAACATTATTTAAATTTCCTATTTTTAAGTTTCTTAACTGCCATAGCCCATTTTAAGGGGCTAATCCTATCTTTAAACACAATGCCTTCTAAATGATCCAATTCGTGAAGAAAGCATTTACAATTATATCCGTCAAATTCTGATTCTTGCCATTCACCTTTACTATTTTGCCACCGAGCCTTAATTGCTGTGGGACGTTTAATATTAACATAGATACCGGGAAAACTCAAACATCCTTCTTCCAAATCTTCGATAGTATCAGTTGTTGCTACTACGATTGGATTGAAAAATGCCTGTGCCAATTCAGGAGTTGCCTTGTGTCCCATAACAAAGACACGCAAAGGCAGTCCAACTTGTGTTGCTGCAAGTCCAATCCCATCATTAGCCAACATAGTTTCTATGAGCTCCTGTTCTAATTTAACTGGATCTAAGACACAATTCTCAAAATCAAATTCTTCAGTTTTTTCTCGAAGCATATTATCAGGAAATTTTACAATGTTTAACATAGTTTTATTTAAATGGTTAGTTGTTTCAACAGTTCTTTTTGCGTATCTGTAAAGTTGGTTGGTATAGTGATATTAATGCTTAATAGCATACGACCTTTAAATCTATTATCATTTACTTTGGGCATTCCATAACCAGCAGCCGCAAGTATTTGTCCGTGCTGTGTACCTGGCGGAATTTTGATATCTAATAGTGCACCGTTTATGGCGGATATTTGAACAGTCTTGCCTAGTATTGCATCAATACAATTAACGTCTATTGTGCGAACTAAGTCATCGCCTTGTCTACCAAAGGTGTGATGTTGTTGTACTTGTACAGTTAGATGTATATCACCTCTAGGAGCATTGGGCACACTATCATCGCCCATACCTGCCAGTCGCAATGTCATCCCGTCACTAATGCCCGCAGGAATTTTAATTTCTAAAACTTGATCTCGGCCAGTTGGTAGTTGAAGATTGGCAATCATATCCTTACCGTTAAATGCTTCTTCCAAAGTAATAACAGTTTGGATATTCAATATTCTATTTCTGGCCTGTTGCTGTGGCCTCTGCCCAAACATATTTCCAAAAGGATGCCCGCCACCGCCAAACATTTGTCCAAAGATATCTTCAAAGCCTGGGGGCATTCCGCCACCAAACCCGCCATTGAATTGTGGTTGAGGATTATCGTATTGTGCCCGCTTGTCCGGATCACTTAATGTGCGATATGCTTCCTCCACTTCTTGAAACTTTTTGGTATCCCCGCCTTTATCCGGATGATGCTGGCTAGCCAACTTACGATATGCACGTTTGATATCGTCTGGACTTGAATTTTTATTGACGCCTAAGGTATTGTAATGATCCATAATAGAAAAAAGGTATAGTAAATTATACTATACCTTTTAACAGTAGTCAAGTAAAATTATTTCTTAACTGGAACTACATCGGAGCCTTCTAACTTTTTATGAACTTTGATTGTTTTGCAATCTTGTGCTGGTTTGCCAGTTTTTTTGTCCATCACAGGCTTGCCTGCTTTGTCCATTTTATCGTGGCATACTTGTTTTGTTTCTGCTTCAGCAAATGCGGTAGTTGCCAATGTAAATGCTAATAATGCTAATATTTTTTTCATGTTATCTCCAAAAGAATAGTAATGTTTTTAATTTGTCAATATACTTTTGCAAGTATTTTTCTTGAAAAGTTTTTGCATAAATTGGCTGTGGAAAATTCCATCCAATAAATGCGCCAACCATAATCCAAAATAGTGTTTCTAACATAAGTGTTCCTTATAATACTGGATCTATTTGTGGAGCAGGAGCAGGTTTGCCCCCAAATCCTGTTACGACTGCTGGGGTTGTTGACGCCGCTGCAATTGGGGTCGTTCCCCAACTTGGTGCTGGTGCAACTGCTGCTCCGGTCGCTGGTGAACCAAAACCACCGGAGTTGCCGAAGCCTCCTGCTGACGGAGTGCCAAATGCTGAAGTCCCGCCCCCAAATCCTGTTGTTGGTACCGTTGAGTTGCCATTGCCAAATCCTCCTGTACTCATGGTGTTACCGCCTAATGGCATACCACCGCTGCCAAAACCGCCACTCATAGCCCCGCTAGGTTGTGTAACAGTTTGAGTAGTCGCTGTTGGGTTAGCAGCAGTGCCTGCTAATTTTTCTTGTGTACGACCAAATGCACTGATACCTAATACTGCACCCATTGCAATGTGGAATAATCCAGCACCTTGAAGTGTTAACGGATTCCATTGTGTGATGGGCATATGCATTGTGGCCTGTAGCAGGCTCCATAAGACTGGAAATACTGCCATGTCTAATAGACAAATTAGCATATACATCCACCCCATCATTGGACGCCATAGGTTTTGCATCCAATTAGGATCTTTTTTACTTTGTTCTTGTTCTTGTTCGTCTGCCATTTGTTGCTCCTAATTAAAACCAAAGAAATAAACCGTTTAGGCTCAATACTAGGCCTAATCCTGCTACTACAAAACTACCCCAAAACAGCGGCATACTAACGGCAAGAATACTTGCGGATAGCAATACAATTGCCAACTGGTATGCTGTGCTGGCATATCCAATCCAAGGGCTGCGTGTTTTAGCATCTTCACGTTCTGCTTCTAATGTTTTTGCTTTGATTAATAAATCTTTCTTACCTTCTTTAGGTTCATTCTCATATTTGTCAATCTTAGCAGCCATTTCCGCAGCGCGGGCTTTGTCGCCATTGCGTTGTGCGTCATACAAGTTTTGTTCTGCTAGACTTTGTTTAATGCTTTTTGCTTGGTAGAAACTATAAGTGTCGTTGGCCTTAATAGTGTTATTAAGAACGGTGCTACCCAACTTGCCACCATACCAAGAATTAATTGCTAGACATAGTGCAAAGATATTAATAACCATACCCGCTTTGTCTTTGATCTTTGCTTCACGTTCGCTACGGCTACCTGCTGGTGGCTTTGGTGCGTCTGGGTCTTTTGGAGTTTTAGTGACCAACCCCAATACTGAATCTAATAATGCCATTTGTTATGCTCCTAAAATGTATAATGCGTGTTGATAGTGTTTGATACGATCATCTAAACCAAGAGTACCACCGTTAATACGTTTGGTCATTGTTAAAATATCGCCCGAGTCTGCGTATTGATTTAAATTGTTTGCTTCCCAGAACCAGCAAGCACTTTGTACACATCCTTCAAATGTTTTCAAATACTCACTGGCATCATCAATACTAATTTGTATGCTATCAGCAAACGCTTGATAGTTACTGCGTCCAGTTAATTGTATCAATCCACGACCACAGAATTTCCAGCCGTCGCCGCTTTCTTCTGGACCGTTACCCATACGCCCGCCGTATGCTCGATTGGCGATTGCTTCTTGATTGTGTGCATATTGTGCAGCATTTCCTGCATTAAAATATCTTGGCCAAACTTTGCAGAGACTTTCTGCTTTATAATTTAAGTTTTCTTTGATTGCTGTGAAACTGCCACTTTCGTGGGCACATTGAGCAAGAAATGCTGCAATACGTTGTGGTGTGTTAATTTCATAGTCTGGCAATGCTTGACTTAATGCATCAAACCAGTGATCCAGATAAGGATTTCCTGGTATAAGTTTTGATAGTTGTTCTTTTGTTAGTGTTGTCATAGTGTGTTATCCTGCTAAACTTGCTAAATTGATTAAACCATTTATAGCAGTATTTAACATTTCTAGGCGAGATAAATCGTTCATACTTTGGTTAATTCTTGCTTGGATAGCAAGATCTGCTATTGCTTGTTGATACTCATCTTTGCTAAGTTGTCCCTGCTTAAACATTTCTGTATATTGTTGGGCATTACTTGCTGCTTCTCGTATGGCAGGATCTGGACTTGCATATGCTTGTCCTAATAATTGTTGATTATGTTCTACAGTCATCTTGGTCTACTCCCTATAACTTTTTGCATTTTATCAGCACTAGATTCAACAGCAGTGAATTTAATTTTACAAAATCCCGGACTTACTCGGGCTTTGCTATATTGATCAGCCAGGCCTTGCGCTAATGTATGTAAATCTTTGCTTGCACTTATGACATCGTCATTTCGTGGAACGTGTTCGCTGTATAAAACAAATAACTGTGTATCATTTGCCAATTTAACAGCATTTAGTTTACTTTGATCGGCATCGTCGCACTGTGCTTTGAATAATTGGGCTTCGGCCCTAACATCTGTGATTAATTTGTATTCATTAGGATCATAGTGCGTCATTAGGTACGCATCTAATACAGTACATCCTGATAATAATGTTGCTACTATAATTGCTAAAAACTTATTCATTTGCTAACTTTATCAAAAATAGGTTTTTGTGTTTTATACCACTCAATCCAATTATCAACTTTGATCTTACATTCGTAATATGATCCATAATTACTTGATACAACTGACATAACATCAGTAAGTTTATCAGTAGCAGGATCTACTAATGCTAGATCTGGACACGCTTCCAACAATTCTTGTGGCACTTCTGGAAATTTAGCCATTATTGGTACTGCATCATCCTTGCACCCTGCAAGAATAAACAACGGAAACAATAATATGATTAACTTTTTCATTTATCGCCTTCTAGAGTTAATGGATTTTTTGCAGCCTTATTAAGTATTTTAGGCACAACTGGATCTAACTTGCATTCACTGTCAATTAGTTTTTCAACTTCTTTGATTTCCTGCTGTATAACAACTTGAGTATCGTGGATGATTTTCTTTTGTTTTACAATTTTAGTCTTTATTACTACATTGGCTTCTTTTGATTGTGCTTCTGCTGCTACAACTTTTGCCTCGGCCTGTTTAACTTTTTCTTGCCATTTTATTTCAGTAGTATATCCACCATAACAGAACAATCCTGCAGATATCAAAACTACGCCACCAACTTCTGATAGTAAAGGATACTGTCCTAAAAATGGAATATATTTAAATGGGAAACTTCTAAAGAATTTACTGCCGATATAACTGATTAGTCCGACATATATAAATGCGTAATAAATTTGAAGTAAAATACTATCCGGTATCAATCCAATCACCCAATATATTTGATCCATATTACCACCTATCTTTTTGGATAACAACTGCTCGATCACCGTTTCTAATTAGAAACTTATCGCCAATCTTATTAATATCGTAATTTCCTAAATACTTGTGCAAAAACATTGTTTGACTTTGACTGCTTTCGTCTAAACTTAGCGCACCTGGTAGTGTTTGTTTTACATCTTCGTAATCACCTATGCCAACAAACTTTGTTACAATGTCACCGCTATATGTTTTGCTGAATGTAAGTGTGTTGTCTGATTCTAAGGCAATGTCTACACTGCCTTGATCAAAGAATTCTTGTACATCAGTTGTTTTGATTTCTAGAATTTTGTTATCGTATTCTTCTGGAGTCATTGGAATATGTTCCAAAACAGATTTATCATCAAACTCGACACTATTGGGAGATTTTTGATATCTAAAACGCCAATCGTAATTGTCAGTTAACTGTCCAATGCCGTCTAGTAAATGTCTAAGGTTACGTGGAAGGTTTTTATTTCTTTCTAATTCAACAAACACTTGATATTGACCATCGTGTTCTTCGCCGGTACTCATATCAGCATCTAATACATATGTGTAACCTTTTTCAATAAACTCTACCAAGTCCATTGCTGGGTATTTTTCTTTGACACGAAAACCTAGTACAACAACATCACCGTCGTTGCCCATTTTACTCTTATACTGGTCTACAGTAAAAAGATCACTTACAAATTCTTTTAGATCACCGCTATGTAATCCTTCAGATAGATTACGCTTCTGGTATTGTTGTGTCATCTGTTTGTCCTGGTTCTTCTTGTGCAACTTCGCCTGTTTCACTAGTGCCGTCTTGTTTATACTTCATCAACTCGGCCATTTGATTATGTGTTTGATTTTCTTTGCCAACGTAAATGTCTTGCATTAATTTCTTTGGCATAGTAATATCCACTACCCAAACAGGGTGTGCATCAATCTTGCCCTTTTTAGTACCAGGACGAAAATCTCCAGGAGTTTTAATCTTGCGTGGTACCATAATGTGTTCACGCTTGTAAACTACTTGGCATCCATAATCGTATAGACGTTTAGCGCCTTCTGGGTCTGGCATATCTTCACGGTCCCACATAAAACTACATTTAACGCTGTAACGGCCTACATCGGGGCCAACACATAGTTCGCCATCTTCCCAGTTTTTAAAAACATAGATATCTAGTTCGTCAATAACTCTTTCAAAATCTTTAATGATTTTAAAAGCATCGTTATTTTCGCTTAGACTTTGTATGTTTTTAATAGTATCTACAATATCGTGCATAGTGGTTCTCTTTATTCAATTATTTATATAGATTAAGATTTAAAATTGATCAAACTGTTGACAGCGTTTTGACCCCTTTTGGGCTGGTTTTTGAATAGGAGTGTAAATATCTATGCAGGTCGATCTTCAATAATGGAGGCATAATTTGTCCAGAGCAAACAAAAGACGAAGCGAAAAAGATCAGGTACATCGAGATCCGCGATTGTTACCTGACGCAAATACTAACTTGATTCAGATCAAACCGTATTTGAAAAGAAATAAGCAGGTATCTATAGTTCCGCGCAATCTAGCGCAGGAACAATACTTAGAACTGCTAAAAAATCCCAAGAAATTCATTGTATTTGCCATCGGGCCAGCAGGCACGGGTAAAACAATGTTGGGTGTACAGATGGCTATTAAACTATACAAAGAGGGGGTGATTAATAAAATTATCATTACAAGGCCAGCTGTAAGTGTTGATGAGGATCACGGGTTCTTACCAGGGACGCTAAATGAAAAAATGGCACCGTGGACTAGGCCTATTATGGATGTGTTTGAGGAATACTACCATCCAAAAGAAATTGCAGAAATGCTAGATGACGGTGTGATTGAAATTAGTCCACTTGCATATATGCGTGGACGCACTTTTAAAAATGCATTTGTCGTTGCAGATGAAATGCAGAATGCTACACCCAGTCAGATGAAAATGTTACTTACCCGTTTAGGCGATGGAAGCCGTATGGTAGTAACTGGAGACTTAAACCAAGCTGATCGTCCTAGAGAGAATGGACTGCTAGAATTTTGTAATTTATACGGCCGAGGAGGTGATTATCGTATGATTGCTATGGCACAGTTTGGAACGGAACACGTTGAACGTCATCCAGTTGTCAGAGAAATATTAAAAATCTATGAGGAAGATACAGACGAATAATATACCAACCTAATTTTTTACAATAGGAAACCGCGTAGTAAACGACCTGCATCGACTACGCGGTTTTGTTTTATTGTAAACGAGCCAATTTTACCATAACTGCTGCAAGATTGATTTCACTATCAGCACAAATAGTATGATCAACCAAGCCCTGCTTGATAATCAATACAGCACTGTCTTTCTGTTCTTCAGTGGTACCAAAGTATTCTAAATGGTCATACATCCAACGATAGATGTCTTCCATTTCTTCTGGCCTTGCAGATGCGCATACCAATTTACGTGCCTGTGCAATTTGGCCCTTCTTAAACAAATCTACCATTTCTAATTTATAGTCAGCCGTTGAATCAGACTCTTCGGGAATAGTCAACTTTCCACCCACGCTATTCATTTGCACATTGTTGATACACTTGCGCAAATCAGGGTAAGTGGCATTCACATATGTGTCTAATGTATCGAGATCGAAGTCAATGTTTTCATCGACCAAAATAGTTGCTACCCTTGTTGTAAATTCCGTCAAATCGGTACGCTCAATATGGAAACCTTGGCAACGACTATGCAATGCTGGAATAATACGATTCTTGTAATTACAAGTTAGGATAAATCTCACACTATTGGAATATTCTTCCATAAGATTACGCAATGCTGGTTGTACTGATTGGGCATTCAAAAAGTCGGCTTCGTCAATAAGAACAATCTTAAATTCACCAAAGGGCATTGTTTGACAAAATCCAATTAGTTTGTCAACCCATTCAATTTTACGACCTTCCTTACTACCATTAGCGTACAGTACATCGCTATCTTCGACACCCAGTTTATTGATAAGGATTTTAGCAAGGGTAGTTTTGCCAACTCCGGCAGTACCGCTAAACAATAAATGCGGAATCATTCCATCGGCAATCCAAGATTCAATTTGCTTCTTTTGATTGCTATCTTTAAAAACGTATCCGTCGAAAGTATCAGGACGGTATTTTTCTACCCAAAGTTCTTTTGCCATTTTAAATTACCTTTCCTAATACTTTATAAATTAATTGATCCACTAGATCATCATAGTCTTGTCCATTACGTCGACGCAGCCAAATTGCCTCGACTATTTCTTTAGCATCACCCTCATACTCTACAGGCAATCCGCCTCGATGCTCTAATTCTTCAATTAGATCAGCAGTATCAAAATCTGCTAGATCTACTTCAACTTCTGTAGTAACATACATTATACAAAATCCTTATACATTAGTTTGGCGCCTTCTTCACCTAATTCATTTAGTAATATTTCGTGAGTGCGTTGCATCATAGCACAGGCCATCATTAGCAAATCTTGTCTGTCATCACACATTAAAATTTGCTGCTCTACTGGTGCCATCAGTTCTGACATTCGCTTTTTAGTTGCTTCTTTATCAATCATACCATTTCCTCAACAATTCCTAATACTTCTGCCATTATAAAACAAATACCTGCCATTAGCAAGTTTCCTGTAATCAAACAACCACCTGCTACAATACGTACAGCACTCTTTACAAGGCTAACATAAAAATGACCCTTGCTTGTATCTTTAGGTTGTATTTCAAAATTATCCACGTAGGCTCTCCATTGTAATAATTTTTGCTAGACTGTGGCCAAGATCCTCATCGTGACTGACAATGTGCAGTTGATTTTGACTTCGATCCTTCTGACGATCATATGTACGAGTTTCGACAATAGTTCCACCGTTGGCACGATAGATACTTAGGCGAAGTGGTTCCGAACTTAGACTATCGCTATCTGATGCTATGGCAAGTCCTCTAGGATTTTTGCGATTTGAAGCCATAGATTCTATGTCATTGCTATTAAGCCAATTTTGAAGTCGTCTTTTCAACCAGTTCATTTCTTTTTTCCTTCTGCTTCTGCTACACGTTTGCGTAGGCTGCTACTACTAAAGGAATGATCTCGCCCGTTATAAACAATTTCAATCCCACGCTTGAGACAAATTTCACGTCCTGTAAACTCTTTGTCTTTATACTCTACACCTAATATTCTAACGTCAACAGGCAAAATAAGCAAGAGATCTTCTAGATCTTTTTCTGTCTGATAGACTACTACTTCGTCCACATTACGATTTGTGCTGACCTGTATTTGTCGTTCTACAATACTTTGAATTGGCGGATTTTTACTATCAGGACGATCGATGGTTGGATCTGTTTGTAATGCTGCAATTAAATAATCGCAATGGTTCTTTGCTTCGGCCAACATAGCCACGTGCCCTGCGTGGAATAAGTCAAATGAGCTAAACACTACACCAACTTTCAATCCATCTTGTTTTAGTTGTTTTATTTTATTGAATATCATTTTTGAGTATTTTAATTATTTTTCTCTGCTCTTGTTCTTTGAGCCATTCCAATTCAGTCGTGCCAAATTCTGGACAACGACGAATAGCGTCATCTAGTATTTCTTTTATTTGATATAGGTCTTGTTTAGTGCACCAGCCGTTGAATCCGTCAGTATATGGGCTACTGACAGAATATACTGCTGCATTTATTTGTTGGACGATGTTGGCAACATCTAATGATTTTTTAAATCCCATACTATAATATAGCACGGGATTTAAAATGTGTCAACAGTTATTTAGGAACGCCAGTAATTTCATTACCTGGTTTTTCATCCGATACCATCATAATAGCATCGTTGTCGGCCAATTGAATTTTTGTAATTGTGCCATCTTCGTTTTCATATTCGGCTGCACGACTCCAACGACCGTGTTCTAATAGAATCCATTCTCCTACTTTGACTTCTGTTTGTTCTGGACCCACTGCCCAAACTCGACCCCACCGTGGTTTGATACCATCAGCTTTGCCATTATCACTTTTTAAGATAATTCCGCCTTTGGTAATTTCTTCACCAAACTCCATATCGGAGAATAATACGCGATCGCGTAATGGTGTAAGTGTTCCTGTTACTTTCATAGTTCGCCTTGTGCTTTCTTTTTATCAACTTGTGGTTTAATTCCCACAGGCCCGCTTGCTGGGACGGCACGTGCCTTTGTATTTGCTTCGTGATAAGTTGCAGCCATATCTTCACGGCGTTCGATGATTTGTCCGTTTGGACCAAGTTTATCACCTCGAGCATTGAACCTAGCATTACCCACAGCCTGCGTTGTTTCATTTTGACGCATCAACTTTTCCATGTCGATTTGCTTACCTCTCATTGACATATGAGCCATATCATTCTCCTTATTTTAAAAATTCTGTTATATCTAAGTCGTATCGAAGACTATCAATTTTATGTATACCAATTAAGTATAGCACATAACTGGCAACACTACTACCTCTTCCAACACCCCAAAGGATTTTGTTCTCCCTCATTGTGTCAACTAAGTATTTACAATAGTACAAAACCTCTAACATATTATGTTGAATAAACAATTCTAACTCTTGAGTTACCCTAGCAGTTTGCTCAGATGTAGTACATTTATCATACAGTTCGTTAATAAGATTGGGACAATATTGTTTGGGCATAAACCAACTAAGTTGATTCTCCTCATCAAACATTTCAACACTGTCAAATTTGCCGTATTTGAGAATATCTAATTGTGGTATGCGATCGGCATTGATCAATCTAGCATTATTATACAATTCAACATTATTAACATATACGCCTTCGAGACTACTGATCTTACCTGTGTATAATGCTTCAAATGCTTCTTGTTCTGTTAATGTGATTTCACCGTATTCATTTTTTATCACTGCGTCCGCCCTTAATAACTCGAGGTTCGAATTTAGGGCCATCGCTTAGGTCTAGATCATCCCAGGTCAAATCAATGCCTGTACCTGTATCTAAATTATCCATATTCCACCAATTGTGATCGCCTGCTAAATCTAATCCAGTTTCTTCTGGATCTCGTATACAGTATTGTACGTGATCACCTATTGCACTGTCAATAGTAATGAAACCAATTTCAAAATATTTGTGAGTAATAATTTGAAATTTTCTCATTAACACACTGCCTACAAAGTAGTCATATGGTTCTGTAGGAAATTGTACCAAGTTGGTATCAACATTTTGCAATGAGTCGGATAAAAAATGAGTTTGGTTTAATACAATACTGTTGTTCAGACAAGTATCAACAAACGTTCTCAATCTTCTAAATCCCAGTGCAAGTGTTGGCGGATCGGCAGGTTCAATTCCTATACTAATATTATAATGATTGGGAATTACAATGGTGTTGGTAATTAGTGTACATATAAAACTAGTGGGCCAAACATATGGTTCTAAATCAATCAACATTAATTAAATCGTCCAATCCACTGTCTTGATTATTTTTGTTTAGTGCTTTTAAAGAAGCCATTTGTCTTTGCTGTTGTTCAGTTTTGAATGCGTCTAAATTAAGAGCAATCTGTTGGGCAGCACTTCCTTGACCCAGACGCATTGCAATATAATATTTTTTTGTAAGTTCAAATATTTTATTCTCTAGGTCTTCAGTTTTTAATTTACTTAAATTTCCCAATAGAGGATTAAACATTAGACAACTTTCATAATGTATGCAAGTGCGTAGAATGGTGGCAAGTTGGCATATGTAGTATCAGTACCAGCATTTGCTATACTAATATTAGTATTAGCAATACCAGTTTCAAACCCCCCGGGCCCAGTTGCTATGAACTGTACTGATCCACCATTTGCTGTTGGGTTAGTAGTAGCATTGCCAGCAGCATTTAGTGAGTGATTGTGTCCATTATCATTTACTCCGTGTGTATGAATTGGTAATGAACTAGCAGCACTACCGCCAGTACTTAACGGGGTAGACGTTACATTAGATGTTGGAACCCCATTGTAATCAGCATTGGCGCCAATAACAAACATATTTGTTAAATTTGGAGTACCATTAGTGCCATCGCATAATGCCCATCCATTTGGAATAGTTGCAATTGTGCCATACCACAAGGTAATCATACCATATGGTAATGCAGTTTCGATTGCTGAAGCAACTTGTTTAGGGTTAACTGCTATATAGTCAGTTGGAAACAATGGGTTGGTAAAAAACCCCTCATAAATTCCCTGTGTAATATTTTGGTCGGCATATACAACAGAATTGACTGCGTCAACTTGTACAACATTAAATGTTAAAGTAGATTGGGCGCCAGTTAATGTAAATGTGCCACCCACTTGAATATTTTGAACGTGCCCGTTAACTGTAAGTTTTTCACCAGTAGTATTAGCAATAACACTTGCAGTTAATACATTTGGAAATACCGCAATTTTTCCAGACATTCCATCGGCACTGACCAATAGTGTATTGTCGCTACCGGTTGTAATAACAGCAGTTCCACCAATATTCAAAGATGTATTTGCAGTAATATAAGTACCAGTTACGTTTGGAGCGTTAACATCCAAAGTAACATCGGCTAAAGTTCCAATATAACTGTTCATTGCACCCAATGCAACTTGAATGTTATTAAAATTATTTCTAAAACCCTGTGTGTTATTATCTACCCCAGGTACAGGGAAGTTTGGGTCTATGTTTGCAATAAAGGTGCTGGCTGTGCTTGACACTGATTAATCTCCAATTTGTATTATTTATGGTTGTATATTTGAACCAATATTTTTCTTAATTTCGTCTACTTCAGCTTTTAATTCTTTAATAGATTCAATCAATAGTCCTATCATATTACCGTAAGCAACAGTCAACGTTCCAGTTTCGTCATCAAGTTTAACAACAGCTTCTGGTAAAACTTTTTCTACATCCTGCGCAATTACACCAGTTTGTCTTATTCCACTGTCTATTCTGGTATAAGTTACTCCTCGTAGTTCACAAAGTTTAGACAATGCGTCTGTAATAACCTGAATATTATCTTTTAATCTAGCATCAGAATACGCAGTGACATTACCAGAAGAAGTAATGTCCCCGCCGACGCTCAATCCAGCAGTATGTAATATATAGGTGGAGCCATCATAGTACAAATATCTATCTTGAGCTGAATTAAGATAGATAACGCCCGTAGTTCCGCCACTGCGGTATGCGGTAATATCCCCTTGAACAGTTAAATTGCCATATAATGACATATTAGCACCGTCCGTAGAAGCAAATCCAGCAACACTACCGGCGGAATTATATAACACTTGTCCGTTTGTTCCACCAATTGGACCTGCACCGCCGCCAGCGCCCTGAAAGCCTTGACGACCCTGAGCACCTTGACGACCTTGAGCACCTTGGACACCTTGAGCACCTGCCGTTCCTTGTACACCTTGTGAGCCTACGCCGTTAACTCCTTGAATGCCTTGGTATCCTTGAGCACCCTGTGTTCCTTGAACACCTTGAGAACCTGCCGTTCCTTGTAATCCCTGAGCACCCACTGCTCCTTGATAGCCTTGAACACCAAGGGCGCCTTGATATCCTTGTGCTCCTTGAAGTCCCTGAGTACCAATTGCCCCTTGTATACCCTGTGTTCCTTGAACGCCTTGACTTCCTTGATATCCCTGACTTCCTTGATATCCTTGGTTTCCTTGGAAACCAACAGTTCCTTGACTACCAGTAAAACCTTGACTTCCTTGATATCCCTGACTTCCTTGATATCCTTGAGGTCCTTGGAATCCAATAGTTCCTTGACTACCAGTAAAACCTTGACTTCCTTGAGCACCCACCGTACCTTGGAATCCCTGTGCTCCTTGCACTCCCCTGGAACCCTGTGTCCCGTCTAACCCTTGATATCCCTGGGCACCTTGGGCACCTTGGAATCCTTGTGGTCCTTGAAACCCTTGAGCACCCTGACTTCCTTGATATCCAACTGATCCTTGAGCTCCCGTACTGCCCTGTTTTCCCTGTGCTCCTTGAGCACCTTGATAACCCTGACTTCCTTGATAACCCTGACTTCCTTGATATCCTTGAGGTCCTTGGAAACCAGCAGGTCCTTGCGGACCATTTTGATAAGGTCCTAACGGTCCTTGAAACCCTTGGGCACCCTGTATGCCTTGGGCACCCTGTATGCCTTGGTCGCCCTGAATACCTTGACTTCCTTGGATTCCTTGACTTCCTTGAAAACCTGCGCCGCCTTGGATACCTTGTGGTCCCTGTGCACCACGGGTGCCTTGAACACCCTGTGTTCCTTGAAAGCCTTGAGAACCTTGTGTTCCTTGAATACCTTGTGCTCCTTGGAATCCCCTAGAACCTTGTGTTCCTTGAACGCCTTGACTTCCCTGTGCTCCTTGTAATCCCTGTGCACCTTGTGCTCCTTGAAATCCCTGTGCTCCTTGTAATCCCTGTGCACCTTGTGCTCCTTGAAATCCCTGTGCACCTTGAGCGCCTGTTGAACCCTGTGTTCCTTGAAATCCCTGTGATCCTTGACGGCCGGCAGGACCTTGAGGGCCGCTTTGATAAGGCCCCAAAGGTCCTTGAGCGCCACTAACACCTTGTGCGCCTCGAGATCCCTGAATGCCCTGACTTCCTTGTGCGCCTATTACGCCCTGAAGTCCCTGAGCACCAATTGCTCCTTGTATACCTTGTGCCCCTTGAACGCCTTGATATCCTTGATATCCCTGGGCTCCTTGTATACCTTGGGCTCCTTGTGCTCCTTGAACACCGTCTGATCCTCGATATCCTTGAACACCTTGAATTCCTTGAACACCCTGCACACCTTGAGAACCACGTGCACCAGGAGATCCGGTGATAGCAAATACCCATAACCCGCCAACATCTGGATACGGCCCTCCATTGCCACCTATAATAGAAACATCTAATATTAAAATATTTCCACTAAAAGATGTGATTATACCTTCTAAATAATTTGTTGGTACTGTACTATAAAATGCTCTTACATATTGCCCTACTGTAAATGCAGTATTTGATGAACTTAGGTTAGTTACAAATGTTTTTTGACTTAGACTAATTAAATTTGGAGTATTTGATGTTAATCCTGCATAACCTAAACCAAGAGAACCTTGGGAACCTTGAACTCCGTGATCTCCCTGAACGCCCTGATTTCCAATAGCGCCCTGACGACCTTGACTTCCCTGTGATCCTGCACCTCCTTGAATACCTTGACTTCCTTGTGCTCCTTGAACACCCTGATTTCCTTGTATACCTAGTGATCCTTGCGATCCTGGTGTTCCTTGAACGCCTTGATATCCCTGACTACCCTGGGTTCCCTGTACACCTTGATATCCTTGTGATCCTTGACTTCCTTGTGGACCAACTTGTGTGTATCCTAAAATTAATTCTTGTGCTTGAGGCACTGTAATATAAAGATCGGTCCCTGAATCTTGTACAACAAAGTAAGTTGTGCCAGAATTAGCAAAGGTTAAATGCGGCAGGGATATAAGATTTGGGCGAGTGGTCATAAATTGGGTAACCTAATTAATTTTGATATTGTATTTATTAAATTTTAAAAACTAGGTTAAATTGTTTTCCTTGGAAATATTAAGGATACTGGTTCTATAGTTTTGGTAGCTAATGTACTTTCTATCGTAATACGATCTATATAAAACTCAAAATGGTTAAAATCAAAAGTTTTAAGTTTATTAACAATCCTAAAACCTTTTCCAGGCAATGCATAACATAGTACCACAATATTTAACCATCCTAAGCCAAGGGCAGTTGCAGTTTTTACAAACAGTGGTGCAACTTCGGGGTTTACAGTAGCAACTGATTCCAAATTTTTCCTCATATTTTGAATACTACTAGGATATAATGATGGCTTAGGGGCGCTGGGGAACCACGGGCCAATATTGGCACCACCGCCGCCATCTGGAAAGGTAACCGTAACACCACTATTAGTTGACGTGGTAGCAACCAATGGCAGTGGTTTTATTTCAGAACTAATATTATCTAATGAATCCACTATTTCAACATATACTAAATCATAAATTGGGTTTCCTGCATTGTCTAAGGTAGTAAGTGATTTAATATTTCCATAGTTAAATGATCTATTATAAAAATTACGTTCTAATGCAGGTGCATAACTTGCAGCACTTATAAATTTTTGTATGCCATATTCTAAATACATTTTAAGATCTTTCTGCACCCCAAAATTGGGGTCATTAGCTCGATACAATAACTTGGGTGGAAACATATCGGTATTTGTAATAAAATTATTGTATTCGTTTCGTTTTTCAATACTTAGTAATGGTTTTACATATATGTTTGTATAGGGCGTAGCTGCGTCTATTACGGTTAGTTTGAATGTGCGCAGATTTAATTCAAAAGGAAAATTAATAGTATCAGGTTTAACTGAATTGAACCCGTATGGTGCTGGACTAGCAATAATAGTAGCAGTATATACTCCGCTGGAAATAGGAGTACCAATTATATTTCCATCAGGGTATAGGGTTAATCCGTCGGGTAATTTACCAGAATCAATCCCATATTGTAATGGATATATATTTGAAGTTTGTGTACTTTCTACTTTTAATGTACTGGGCGTTCCATTTATAATTGTTCCCAAATCTTCGGGTGTGATCCAATTTATTTTATCAAAATCTTTATGTACTATTGTCAATGTAAATGTATTTTTGGCAATAGTGCTTACCCCAGTGCGTGAATTTTTTTTGGTTGCAATTATACTTACGGGATAAGTTACCAAATAATCAGTTTGTGTGGAAACATATCCATACAAAAAACCTGTACTGGAATCTAAATTCAACCCAGATGGTAGGACAGTATTTGTACCAGTAGTATAAGTTATAGGACCAAGTATTGGGTATGGATCATATGCAGTTACTGGAATATATTGATTTTCTCGATCGCTAAAAACGCCTAAAAACGATGGATTTGCAAATATAGGAGTAATAATTTGATTTAAATTGCTATATACATTCTGCACTTGCATAATAAATGTTTGAGTACTGGAATAATTGTTGTTACTAGCTGTTACTGAAAATGTATATCTATCAAGTGTACCTGGGTTAGTGTCAGTTGACAAATATCCAGATAAAACGCCATTTGATGATATAGTTAATCCTCTAGGTAACGTATTATAATTAGATGATAATTTATAAGTAATTGGATAATTTGTAGGGGCAATTGTAGGTGGGGTAGCAATTAATGGAATATTAACATATTCTTGATCAATAAAAATATTATTGTCAACTGTTCTTAATTCAAATGGATTAGTCCCATATGACCAAATTGGGGCACTTACAGCATTAACATCAATAATAAACGTACTATCTATTATTGTTTGTAAAATAGATGCTCTAACTACAAATTTATGTCTTTCTAAATTAATTACTGGTGTTGGCGTTCCAGAAATATATCCATTTGATTGAAATGTAAGACCTGGCGGCAATGTACCTGCTAATAATTTATATGTGGCATTGATGTCCGAGGCCTCCACTATAGTACTGGTGAATACCCCACTAGTTGCGGTAGTTAAGAGACCCGGATTTGTAAACCATTGAAATTTGTTGGTATGTGCAGATGCGTAAATTGATAGGGTATAATTGTTGTATACTGTAAAATGATTGGGGGAATTACTGTCTGTAATTGCAATAGTAAACTGATATAAACCTGCCCTAGTTGGAATACCACTTATAACATTTGAATTTAATGTAATTCCTGGGGGTAACGATCCTTTGATTACTGCTGTACTGTATGGGGCCAACCCTCCAGATGCAGATAAGGTTATTGGCGGATATGATGTATTAACTACTCCCTTTGTTAATTCTCCTGAGCTTGGTAATGCAACAATTACAGGAACTGCAACATTTAAAAATACTGTAGAGCTGTTTGAATGTCCGGAAACATTTGATACATAATATTTAAAACTATCAAAACCTTGATATTGAGGATCTGGCACATAAGATATGTTTGTACCAAAAATATTTACTGTACCGTGTGACGGGGAGACACTGATACCAATGTTTGTATAAATTCCATCTACAATTAAATTAATTGGAGTATTGAAGGAATTAAATGCAACAGTTTGACTTGAAATGGATGTAGTTGGAATTCCAGGAAGCACTGTTATTAATATTGTGCTAATATTTGAAGTTCCATAAGAATTAGATGCAGTAAATTGTAGATAGTCTGCCCCGTAATAACTATACCGCGGTGTATATACTAATTCTTGGCCTAAAATTGTAGCAATGCCGTAGTTGGGCGCAGACACAATATTAAACGATGTTGGATTATTGATAGATCTTAATTGTATAATATTGTTACTTGAATTTGATAATACCGTTACTTCTGAAGTTAATGTAACTGGGACTTCTGGTGTAGGGGATACTACACGTATTAATATGTTACTAAAAGATGAATTTCCTGCTGGACTAACTGCCGAATAAGTAAAATTATCAAAACCTGAAAAATTTAAGTCTGGAGTATAGTAAAGATGTTTGCCTAATGAAACTGATATTGTACCGTTTGAAGGATTGGTTGTAGAAATAGATGTATATACACCAGTAATATTAGTAGTGATTAAATTATTAGTAGAGTTAATTAATACAGTTTGGTCTACGGGATAAGATATTGGTGGGGTTAAACTATCTAGTAAACTTGTACCAATGGGAGGACCTAACCCGGTGACGGCGTCCCAACCTGCTGTACCAGCATATCCACTAGTAATTTGATCGTTGTTTGTTCCTACAGTAATATCAAAGAACGATCCAGTACTAGCATAGAATATCGCATTATATTCAGCACTGGATCGCTGTATTCCTGTTAATTTTTGCATACGGGCAAGTATACCTGCAACTGTGGGGCTTGCTAAACTAGTCCCCCCGTATCCTGTCACACTGCCATTAAAATACAAAGAATATGCATTCATTGGTGCAGAAATATCTGGCACACCACGCATTGATAAAACGGTTGGATTGCCAGTTACGCCGTTAATAATAGGTGTATAATATAATCCAGCTTGCCAACTAGGTCGTGAAAATAATGCACTAACACCACCACCACCGCCCCAGCCGTTACCAAAACTGGGATCTCTATTATCATCTGTTTCATTTGCTCGAGTATTATCTGGATTCAAATATAAATGTGTGCCGCCAATGGATATTGCGTTAGGGCTTGAAGCTGGATACATCGTCTCTAATGTTGGATATCCATCAAGTGTTGATCCCCAATCGCCAGAAGCTACACATACTGCAATTTTATTTTCAGCCGCCGTGGCAAGTGTAGATTCTAAAAACGTAGCATCAGTTGTACACCAGCTAATAGTAAGTATGTGATTTCCGTCGCTGATTGCACGGGCAACTACATTTCGCCACCCAATGTAGCTATTCTGTCCTATATAAATTGTAATATCAGCAGCTGGCACCATGGTAGCCACGCAAAAGATATCTACGGTATTTTCTCCGCTGTAATTTATATTACTATAAAAATTTCCACTACTGCCATCTACTAACACCTGTTTAATGGTTGGAGCAACAACTGTTGAATTAATAAGTCCAGCAGTTCGTAAATCTGCAAATGATTTATTAAGATCACTTTGTAGGAAGCCGCCCCCTAAGCTAATAATGGCAACTTTGATTCCTGCACCATCACTTGCAGGTATCCCATAGGCAGTAGCAATCTGTGGCGGGGTCACTGTTCCTGCAGATGGTATTGCTGTGGGCATCAATCCCGTTGCATTATCTACTAGGTCTATTTTTTTTAATGAAGACGGTACGGCCTTAGTTGTTTCTGAATTAGACATTTTTCAAATGGTGTTCCATAGGTATAGATGTATTTACCTAAAGAACTTACTGAATTTAATGTAGAGTTTTGTTTTCTAATTCATGTATATTATCTATGCCAAATATACTTAAAATCATTAATACTTCTTCTGGGGGGTCTTCCATCAAATGTTCGGGAATCATAAAACTTTTTAATTCCCCATCTGGTCCCAATACAAATCCAAAATCATCAGGACCGTAATCATTTTCCTCATCGTATTCTTCAATTGTTACGACGGCTTCGACATTGTTGTTGGACATACATCCTCCATTTATGATGTTAATTTGTATCTTTAAACGCTTTCCATTTTTACGTTTATTCTATCCCAATCCATAATTTTCCAAATATTTTCCAAATATTTTTCCTTGTGGCTTTGATAATCTAGTGCCCAGGCGTGTTCCCACCAATCTACTAATATCAGTATATCATTTTTGATTTCGTGATTAACAATAGTTTTGATTTTGCCATCTGTACTCAAATAAACCCATCCGCTGCCCTGTATTTTCATTGCAACATCTTTAAAATCATCTTTGAATTTATCCCAACTTTTGAAATTTTTATCGATAAATTCTAAAATTGTACCTGTAGGTTTGTTATTTCCTTTAGGAGGTCTTAATTGTGGAAAATATATGCTGTGTAAAAAGGCACCTGCTTCGTTAAAATCTGCATCACCTTCGCCCGCATTAAATCTGTCTACATATCCTTTGTATAATTGACCAAAATGATATTCAATAGTTTGTTTACTTTGACTGCGACCTAAACCGCCTTTGGGATATGGCAACGACACTTGTACCAATTTCTTTTTTGGAGTCGACTCGTTTAATAATTTGATAAAATTGTACATATAAATATTAGTGTCAAGTGGTTAACAGGGCATCCAAGGACCCCTAATTGCGAACTTTCCCTGTCTTTGCGCAATACAGCCAATGTGGTTTAAAGGTAAATTGGCACTTGACTTCAGTTTTTGCATATAGATATTTATCGGTAGTTAAATATATGTACATTTTAAAAGGAATCCATATCATGGAATTTATTGTTGGTCTTATTTTTATCGCGCTTGTAAGTTGGTATTTGGTATCTCGTAAGAAGACAGTTGTTGAACAAACACCTGCACCTTACAAAGTTCCTGAGCCTGCTCCAGTAGTTGTTGAAACACCTGAACCTGTAGTAGAAGCAACTCCAGTTGTTGAAATTGCACCAGTTGTTGAAGCAACTCCTGATCCAGTTGTTGAAGTGGCACCTGCCAAAAAACCACGTAAACCACGTGCCCCTAAAGCAGAACCTGTTGCTAAACCAGTTAAGGCTGCTAAAGTTGTTAAGGCTTCGGCTGCTAAATCTACTAAAGTACCTGCGGCAACTAAAGCAACACCTGCTGCTAAAAAGCCACGTGCTAAAAAATCTTAATTGATTACGCTCAAAACAAAGCCCCAGTTAATGGGGCTTTGTTTTGATTAAATTTTTAACGATCCTGGAAATCTTTCTCCATCATCTTTAATTGCTACTAACCAAGCACTAGTTACACAGCTTTTCATATTCTCCATCCATTCGTTGGGAAAATAAGTTTCTCTTCGATATTCTTGGAATCTAATTGTGGTATTGTCAATAAAATTAGCCATATATGCATCTGTATAATATAAGAAGCAATTTTCATTCCAATAGCTAACGTGCGTGGGATCTTGGAATGCTCCACGACCATCTGTACTAGGTACTTCAATGAATGCCCACCCGCCGTGTGCCAATACACGATGTATTTCACTCATAATTTTAGTTTTGTCGTACAAATGTTCAATAATGTGACTAGCGTTCAGTACTCCAACTGAATTGTCAGGTAACGGAATCCCGTCATTCAAGTCTGCTTTCATATCCGCAGTATCTCGTAAATCAATAGAGAAATATTCAGGATATGGATTTAACCCTCCTCCAATATCTACTTTCATTAGGCCCTTTAGATCTGCATCACGCTCGGCCAATTTGCGAGCGTATTGATTAAACAGTTCTTTGGTTCTAACTTGGATTTCTGCGTTACGTTCTGTCATAGATGTATTAACACCTGTAACTCGATAAATGTACAATACCTTGGGAATATGGACAGTTTTAGTTATTAAGTATGTCCTAATACATAAGTCGTGATCTTCACAGACAAATGCGTTTTCATCATATCCGCCAGCTTCAAAATAGGCAGTTGTTCTCCAAGATCTAACGTGATCGGGGGCAAACCAAATATAACAAAAACTTTGACTTGTTGGTTTAAAACTATTCATAGAATATAATTCACGATCTCTAAAATTATATTTGGTGTAAGTCCATCCATTTTCTTTAATATATGGTATAAAATCTTTATTCATGTCTAGCGTGGCATTGTCACTATAGACGAACCCAACTTCATCATCTTGGTACGCTATGTTTAATTCTGCCAAACAATCAGGTGTTAACATATCGTCGTGATCAACTTCAACTAAAACATCGCCAGTGGCCTCCAAACAAGCCATTTTTTTAGCCATACCAATATTTTTAATTGGAATTCTAGTATCAACTACCTTAACTTTATTATTGCTGCGTATTGTTTCTGGAATATGTGCAGGGAGACATTTGTTATTAGTTAAAATAATCCATTCCCAGTTATTGTAAGTTTGTGCTAGTAGAGAATCATACAGTTCTATTAAAAACGGAATGTTTTCAGGACTATGCTCGCCTGTGATAATGCTATATTTTAATTGTTTCATTTTAATCAAAGAAGAATAAGTGAGTTAGACGACCAGTGTCGTTGTTTTGTCCAAAGTAAGTTCCTGCTGAATGAATGTTTTGTGCATCCATTATAACAAGTCTATTATACAGGTTTCCTGCGTCCGCCACAACTTCAAATTTTGTAGCATCTAAAAATCCCCCACTAAATGCATCATTGATATTTGGATCATTCATATGTGCGGCTTGATTGATTTTTGAACGCATTAATCTTGTTCCGCTTTCAATAGGAGCATTAGGTGTCAAATAAATCATAGCAGCCCACTTTTGTAAATCGTGATGATAAACTTGTGGGTCATTTGCTGTGGTTATTTGAAAACAACCGTTAGGCATAGATTGATCAAATTTAACAATTTTTTGTCCTATAATATTTTCAAATGCTTCCACAATGCCTGGTGGATGGTAATGCTGCGTAGATCTCTTTCCCTTGTACCATTTAATATCTTCCTTAAATTCTACATTCAAAGCAAATTCTCTAATCTGATCTGGATTTGAATAAAAGTTGTCTACTACAAACAATTTTTTATCTAATTGTGTATTAATCATAAATGGATTTAATTTTTGTGGTAAGTTTGATTTTGCAATATCATGGAGTGATTGCACATAATTTCCAGTGTCAACATAAGCGTTAGAATTAATCATTAGATGGTATGTAGGAAACGGATTCTTTCTATTTGGATCAACTAATCTAGTTGTAATTTCTAGCATCTTATCATATTGTTGTTGTTGATTATAAATCTCTGCCAACGCAACTAAATGATCATTGCGCTCAGGCGCAAATTGTTCGCTTAATATTAAATTTTCAATAGCACTATCAATATCGCCAATAAACTTTTGATCAGAGCTTAAAAATATCAATGCCATATAGGCCATTTCGTGAATACCGTTAGCAGTTTTGGTATTACTAAAATCGTGAGTGGTGTTCAAATATTCAGTAAAATAATAGATACAACGTCTAGAAAATTCTATCTGTTGTGAACTACCTAGAGGAAACGATCCTTGACGAGCATCATGATAACTCTTGCCAATATACCAAAAGTGATACAAGTCAGTTAATATAGAATTTTCCTTGATCATCTTTTCTTCAAGAATCAATGCATCGCTAATAAATTTAGTAGGGTTGCTCCAACTTTGTCCTTGTGGAAATCCAATTTGTCTAATTTTATTAGGTAAATCATATCTTTGAAAATTTTCGCCAATACCTTCAATAGGGCAATAGCTTGTTTCGTGACAGGGATCGTGGTTAAATCTCCAGGGCATATGTGCATTCCACATCCAAGCACGATAATAAATTGAGCTACCTGTAATAGCAGTAATATGGAAAGAATGGATTGACAAATCTTCAAATGGTGTCCAATCCATGTCTTCGTCAACCTCTAATACTTCGTCACAGTCCATTTTTAAGATCCAATCACACCCATGATTGGTATTTTGTGTGTACTGCATCAAATGATCTCGGTTCCATCCAAATCCTTGCCAACCCTCTTCAACATTGTATAATATACCAGGAATATTTTTATCAGCAAAGAATTCTCGAACAATTTCGTCGGTACCGTCAGTTGAACCATTATTTTGTATTACATAATAGTCTATATATTTGTAGCAAGATTCGAGCATTCTTTTTATAACAGTTGCTTCGTTCCTAAACATTGTATTCATTACAATTTTAGGTTTTTTGCTCAATGTTTTTTTCTTAATAACTATTGCCAAATCATCAAATCGGCCTTTGAGGTGCCTATAATCTTCTACAACATAATCGTAATTTTTAGGTATAGAGTTTATAATAAGTTGAAGATTTTCAGTACTTGTAATATCTTCAATAATTAAAACACCATTGTCAGTCAGCGTATCTAAATATAATTCAACACATTTTATTTGACTTTCCACTGTATGTGGCCCGTCATCAATAATAACATCAAATCCTTGGGGATATAAATCTTTAATTTGATTTTTTACTTCTATGTGATATGCATCAGTGATAATATATCTAGTTTTGGTAAAATCTAAATTTTGTCTATTTTTAATAGATAATTTATTTTCTATATCAACTAAACAAAAATCAAAATTAGGTAGTAAATTACTCCATAAAACTGAAGATCCACCACCCCAAACGCCAATCTCCAGTAGCGTGCCTTTCTTATCTATATAATTGTTAAGATATTTCCCATATAGTTTATCATAAGAATGCCAGTCTGCTTTATCTGTGCCGTTTTCTAAATTATTTCCCCAACCATTAATTTGAAATTTATTAAGTATTTCTACAATTTTATCTTCACAGTTAGTTTGTATTGTTTGATTATCTGTCATTTCTTGTTTTATATAAAATTCTTTTGGGTAATTAAAATTGTAATATTCTACGCAATTAAAATTAAATTGTGAATGAGCGCGGGGATTACCAGTCCCTATCCATTTCTCACTTTGCCACCGTGCTAGACCGTTAGTGTTGTCGTATAAAAAGTTTGTATCTAATGTAGAAATATACTGGCTATTTGCCCACCAAAAATTGCCTGCGTAAAATAATCCAGGTATTACAATATCGTTGTGGTAAGACGTATCCAGCAATTCTACACTTGTACAATCGTATTCATTGAGATATTGTACACTATCTTTCCAGTTTACTATATTAAAATATTCTAAATATTTTCTCCAAGCAATAACATTATCGTTAAAAGGAGAATTTATACCGTGTGTAACACCCTTGCTATGAAAAAACAAAATCTTATAATCACGATTTTCTTGGCTAAAATTCCACAAAGATTCTAAGGTGTTGGCTTCCAACACATGATCTGAATTATATTTAATTCTCGATTTATTAAAAACTTTTGGTAATGGTAAATTGCCATTGATGCCTATGTGAATAAATTCACAAGCATCATACAATCCGTTGGCAACGAGAAGATTCATATGCTCTAAATACAGTTCCTCCCAATTTCCCAATTGGCCCAAATGATAAAATATTGCTATTTTAGGCAAATTAATTTTTATATTCATTGATTAATTTTTGGAAAAGAAACTCTAGTATCATTAACTAATTTGGTTAGCATTCTAGATGGGTGTAAATTTTCGTAGGCTTGATCTTTGATAAAAACAGAATTCCAATCAACCCAGCCTCCCTCGTTTACATTGGCATTATAGATATATGTTTCTAGCATTTTTACAGGAATTTTATTATATCGTCCCCAAGTTTCTAAACCTTGGCCTGCATCAGGATTAAATCTCCAACAATCAACGGGCCAAGCATGGTATGGCCAAACTGATGGTGCGCTGCAATACATTATACCTGTTGGTTTTAAAATACGTAAACATTCCATAAATGTTAACCAAAACATTGAAGAATGTTCAAAACACGACGATGTTATTAACACATCAAATGTGTTATCTGCAAAAGGATATACAAACGGATCTGACAATACAACATCCACGCCGTTGCCTGCTGCAAAATCCACCCCAACATATTCAACAACATTTGGTGTAATATGATCTTTCAAAGAACCATTTACATTTTGTGATCCAATTTCAACTACTGAAATATTTCCTAAACGGGCGCAGTATGTATCAAAAAAGAGTTTTGCTGCTTTGTATGCGGAATCGTGCATTCTGTTCTTTCCTAAATTTAAATATATTTTTATTAATATACTTGTTTATCTTTTTAACTGATCGGCCAATGCAAAACTGGCAATGTTTTTTCCTTTAGATTCGCACATAATATCAAACTTATCATTAAATGATAAAGCCCAATCATTTACAGATTTATTCCAATAAAAATCACTGTGTGCCCTAAGTTTTTGTTTTTTGTAGCCTTGTGCAAGTAATGCAGAATGATCTGGCATTACAATAGTGTCATGACCCACGAGGTAATCTTCACGGCTAACAGAATAGTGCATAGTAGGCCGGATACCACGCCAAGACTGAATAACCCGATCGACACGAGCGTCCACGGGCGAAATGTAATCGCCTGTTTTGATCCAATTGTGATGCACATCCAAAACGATAGGCACCAAGTCACTAATAGAAAGACAATCATCTAATCCCCAAGCATTTTCTTCATTTTCAATTGTGATGCAATTTCTTGCTTCATTACTAAGTCGGTCATATGCGGCACGAATACCATCTGGACCCAACTTGCCAGAAATGTGTACATTAATTTTAAAATCTTGAAACGTTTTACCGTAGCCCATCCACCGTGCCATACTAGCGTGGTATTCAAATTCTTCTATTGAACGTTGTACAATACCCGGATTGACGCTTGCTAGAACAACAAACTGGCCTGGATGCATACTAAGCCTGACATCATTGGCACGAGCAATATCACCCACTACTGCAAAGTTACGCTCGAGATAATCAATAACATCTGGACGTAACCAAAAATAACTCCAATTAGCGTGGGTATAAGCAGGTAGAATATCACTGCTTATACGCACCATACGCAAATGTGGGTCTAATGTGGAAACTCGTTCAACCAACTTACGAACAGATTCAATGTTTTGGACCATAAGATCCCAGAGTTTTTGTTCAGCAACATCTTTAGTTTGTCTGTCAAGCCAGGTGATTGTAGTGCCGCCTGTAGTATATTGTTTGGCATCGTCGTTAGCACCAACACCGTCAACTTGATCTGGACGATCAATCCACTTACACGCAAAACCAATACGTTTAATCATTAATAACTTTCTGAATAGACCATGAACCGTCTTTGTTGTCAACCCATTCCAATGTATCGGCTTCTTTCCAACCAACTTGATCTAATAGTTCTTGAGGTAATGGCAGTACTAGATCACCGCTGCCATCATCTGCCTCTTCAACAGTTACCGTCCATTGGGTCATTGTAGTCGAATGTCGTTAAGTTTTAAATTAATGAAAACAATGACTGCATCAAATGTAGCCCAAAAATAACTTCCATTAGTTAAGTTGTCAATACACGATAGAGACAACCAACCAATAATAAACCAAGTAATTGCATCTTGATTTCGAACATACCAATTACGAAATTCGCTCATAATAACTCCTTGTAAAACACTATTTTACACTATTTTACGGAAATAGTCAATCGTATCAACTAGACCATTTGCCAATATCACTGATGGTTCCCAATTCAATATCATCTTAGCCTTGGTAATATCAGGTTTCCGTTGTTTTGGATCATCTTGTGGTAGTGGCAAGTAAATGATTTTACTGGCACTATTAGTCATCTCAATAACAGTTTCGGCCAGTTCTTTGATAGTAAATTCTCCAGGATTGCCAATATTAATTGGACCGTGTTCATTACTGGCCATAAGTGACATCATACCATCCAAATTATCTTCAAAATAACAAAAACTACGAGTTTGACCACCATCGCCGTAAATTGTGATATCTTCCCCGCGTAGGGCTTGAACGATAAAATTACTAACTACTCGTCCATCGCCTATGGCCATTCTTGGACCGTAGGTATTGAAGATACGCATAATCTTTACATCAACATTGTGTTTACGATGGTAATCCATAAACAGGGTTTCAGCAGCACGTTTGCCTTCATCGTAGCAACTACGAATGCCGATTGGATTTACATTGCCCCAATATTCTTCTGGTTGCGGATGTACAGTAGGATCGCCGTAACATTCGCTGGTACTGGCCTGTAAAATCCTAGCACCAGTTCGTTTGGCCAGACCCAACATATTGAACGCACCGATGACACTAGTCTTCATTGTCTGTATTGGATCGTGCTGATAATGTTGTGGACTTGCGGGACAGGCTAAATTGTAAATTTCATCTACTTCAACATATAGTGGGATACAAATATCTTGACGAATAATTTCAAAATTTTTGCAGTCAAGTAAATGTTCGATATTTTTTTTGCTGCCTGTAAAATAATTGTCCACACAAAGAACGTGATGACCTTGTGCAACTAATCTATCACACAGGTGGCTACCAAGAAATCCAGCACCACCAGTTACTAGGATTTTTTTCATAGTTTGCTGATTGCTTCTTTCAAAGCATCTGCAATTGGACGAATTGGAAACACCGCCTGTAATTTATCCGTTGATAAAATACAGTTACTTCGCGGAGCAACAACTGCATTAACAAATTCATCTTCAGTGAAGAATTCTTTTTCAATGCCCATCATACTGACAATTTCTTGAGCATTACTAAATCCAGGATTACATACATTGTAAATTCCTGTAGGTATAGTTTGATCAACTGCCATCTTTACTGCAACGGCAGCAACATCCGGCATATAACTCAAACTGTTATCGTAACTGATCAATTTGTTGTACTTCTTCATTTTGGTCAAGAAGTTTTTAGGATGTTCGTAATCACCAAATGGCATACGAATACGCAACAAATAACTCTTGTGCATAAATGGCTCAAGCATTTTCTGACCAAGTGATTTTGATCCGCTATAAAAACTTCCATTATCAAAATTGAAGTTAGGCTCGTCTAGTTCAGTAAAATGTTTATCATACCCTGTATAAACACACCCACTGCTGATATGCACAATAGGAATATTAGGATTTGCCAATTCAAGTTGTACTGGCCAAATCACATTGCCACTAATTGTGTCTTGTTTGTAAATTTCACAAGCATCAACATTAGGTGCGCCAGTATATCCAGCAGCATTGATAATGACAGTTGTATCTTCAGGAAGTGCGTCCGTGTGACTAATCCAATTATACGATCGTCGTTGATTGAAAAGTTCGTGGGAAATGTGATTGGCTACATAACCGTGTCCAATAAGAGTAATCATTCTGGTGCCTTTATAAGTTCAGGTGAGTGTTGTGGTAAGTCGGCTTCTTTATTGCTGCCTATTTTTTTAGCATTTTCAAGTCTTGCTGTTCTTTCACGAAGTTCGCTAGAACCATAAATGTGATCGCGCTTGTGATAATGTAATTCAATACCATTGTTCATACACCATTGCTTGCCGGTAAAGTCTCTATTCAAATATTCATCACTTAAAAAACGAATGTGAATAGTTTGTGTTTGCAATAGTTGTAGTAGATCAAATTCAGTTTCATAAACTAAAATTTCATCTACATACTTACAGGCTTGCAATTGTACATAACGTTCATATGAACTTTGTACTGGTTTATTTTTAACACCAGGTCGATCAATAGTTGGATCAATTTGTAATGCAACTATCAAATAGTCACAAAGTTGTTTTTCCATTTTGAGCATAGTAACGTGCCCTGCGTGTAATAAATCAAAACTGCTACAGTTAAAACCAATTTTCATTTGTTATCCTTTTTATTTTCTTCTATTCCGTATTGGCGATACAACCAAGCAATAAAATTTTCAATGTCTAATTTTGGCCCCACTTCTGTACCATAAACTTTATATGCCAATGTTACTTTTTCTAACCATTCTTTATCTAACATAGATCAATCCTGAAATTCATTGTCCTCGCGGTGTCCTTGACGACCGGCCATATTGCTATCAGTTTCACGAACTTCTACTTTACAGCACCAAACACGTTGGGCTTCTTCACTACCACAGTTGGGTAAAAAGATTGTGTTTACATATTCATACAAGAAGTCAGCAAGTCCTTCGCAGCCAGTCTTTTCAACTTCTGTAATTTTAGCAAGTTTCAAACGACCAAGTTCCAACAAGTGTTCACGCATTGGATCATCTTGTGCGACCAACAAAGTATGATCAAACCACTCTTCAAGATTTGCCTTAAGTGGTTTCAACCCGCCAAAGTCTGTACACCAGTTTCTAGCATCAAGTGTATCACACTCAAATTCAAAGTGGAAACTCATTGCGTAACCGTGAATTAGATTACAGTGACTTTGGGCACGCCATTGACGATATGCAACGGGGCCGATTTGCTTGTATGTTTTTGTACTGAAATATTTCTTTGCCATTATGTTCTCCTATGTATAATTATAGCATAGGCGGCAGAGTTTGTATACCGGGATGAACGCCGAAGGCCGGTTAACACTATTTAAGTGTCTGTAATTCGTCTTTAACTTTTTTGAGTTCTACGGAAATTTCTTCTATCATTGTTATTTCTATTCGATGACTGGAAATTACTTTTATCAGTGTATATATGAATAAAACCCAGCCTACAAATCCTCCCAGGAATAGTAATGTTAGTATTAAATAATATTCCTGTATTGACATAGTTATTTCCTAAAGTACATAATTATTTACTGTACTTTAGGATCAAGTTTAGTTATTGGTTAACGGCTTTGAACAACCTTATCGGCCAACCCGTATGCAACTGCTTCTTCAGCACTCAAGAATGTATCAAACTTCATAGTAGAAAACATTTCTTCATAAGTTTTGCCAGCAGTATTGTGTTTGACATATAGTTCAGTTAAGCGTTTGTTAATACGTTGACTTTCTTCAAAACTACGTTTGGCATCTTCAAATTGCAGTTCTTGAACGTGTACACTGCCACTTGTACCACGTGTACCTGAACTAACACGATGTACCATTGTGCGTGATTCAGGCAATACAAATCGTTTACCGGCAGCACCTGCATTGGCAAGGAACGAGCCCATACTAGCGGCCTGTCCCATAACATAAGTACATACATCCGGTTTAACAAATTGCATTACATCATAAACGCTAAGTCCAGCAGTAACTAATCCACCGGGGCTGTTAATGTACAAGTGAATGTCCTTTTCGCTGTCGGCACTTTCCAAATGTAGCAATTGTGCAACTACAATGTTAGCACTATGATCATCAACTGGACCATTTAGGAAAACAATGCGCTCATTAAGCAAGCGACTAAAAATATCAAAAGCACGTTCGCCTTGACCGGTCTTCTCGACCACCATTGGGATTAGGTTATTATACATTATTTTTCCTTTGTTAATCTGTTAGTTGATTTTTAAATACTTCAAGTTGATCGATAAGATTTTGACAGCCTGATTTGGTCATAGTAAGTGTACTATATCCCATTTTCAAAGTCATATGTGTACATTCAGCAGTCATACCAATACTGTAAATGGAATCTGGTGTATGCTCTTCTTTGGCAGGTTCAATATATGGCACTGGCGCCGGAAACTTAACCACGTTACTGTAGTCAGGCTTTTTAAACCAATCAAACATTATTGATATTCCTTATCCATCTTAATATTAGACAACCCAGCAACTACTTGGAAATTATCCCAAGCAATCTTTGCGGCTGGATTATGTTCCAACTCACTGTCGGGCAAGCAGGTCTCCAACCAATACTCACTTCGGCGTAACGGATGTGCTCCAAACTTGCGGGGCTGATGAAACTTGCCTTGTTCCCACAAGTCAATACTAACTTGTCGAAACTTTGCTTCATCTTCAGGATTGTAAAAATCGTAATCTCTCCATTCGGCCGCACTCATCCCACCTTGGCAATATCCCGCCCAGATCCCACTCCACTGTTCGTCATTGTTAGGATCAAAGTTTGTACGGGCAATAACAACCAATACATCTTGCATATCCACTCGACCTTCAACAATGTCACGGATACAACGGCTGTAACTAAGTCCAATTTTCATTCTGCATCTTTCAATAAACGAGCCTTGACACCTTCTGGATCACGCTCAAATTCTACCAACATTTCGCGCAATGCGTTATTGATGTACTCGTTAAGAGTAATATTTTGGCGGTGTGCGTTCAATGCTGCCTCCAACAATAGATCATTAGGGAGATCCAAAGGCACACTAATACAAGTGTCATAGTCCTCACCTGCCATAATGGCTTGCGCCTTTTCAATAAAGTCTTCTACAACTTCCAAATCCACATAGTCAACATCGTCCCACGCTTGATTGGCTAGAACACTTTTATGTTCAGCTTCCTTACGATGCTTTTCACGCTTGGTTTCCGCAATCATACGATATGCACGATCATTGGTATAGTCGTGTACGCACACTTCATATACCTTTTGGGTCTTTGTGCTGAAAATAATATCAAAACTGTATCCACCTGCGCCGTGAACACCATTCCAACTGCTTAGAATATAAGCATTTGGGCCGTAGCAAGTCCAACCATAAACACTACCTTCAGTGATTTTATAGTCTACCAATTCCATCCATTCTTTCATTGTGAGCATTTTATTTTCCTTCAGGGTAAAAATGTTGTTTAATTAATTGTACAGCAGATTCCTTGGTGCAGTCAACCACACTCTTATCAAAAGTTGTAATTGAACAATGTTTACTGGATTGTTCAATTAGTTCAATGCACTGTTGAATAATGATGTCGCCAAATTTAATAATTGCTTCTTGATCATACTTGTCCATTTTGTCCCAACAGCCACTGGCCGTTAGGCCAGCACTGTATAGTTGACTATCGAACTTGTCGTTCATTTGTACACCTTCAACAGTACAATGTCTTCAGACATACGACCATTCATAACAGTTTCCATTGCTTTGATCTTACCAAACCAAGTGTCAACTCTGCGTTGAGTGTTCTGCTCTTTGAACTCTTTAATCTGTTCAGCAGGCTTACGCAAAGTCTTTTGCATACTCTTTTCGGTAAACTCTGTAATGGTAGTACCCTTAACACTCAATCCTGCGCTAGTTTTAGCAACATAAATGCCTAACTTACGAGTCTTAGTATTGAACACTACTGCACTTTGAGCACCAATCAAACCCACTACTGGGACGCTAACAATGCCCAACTTGTCGTCAACTGTTTTAAACTTGACCTTAGCAACCAACTTGTCTGCTGGCACAATCTTCTTAGCACGTGGCTTCTTCATCACTTTGGCTTCTGCGGCAATCTGCTCGCAAGCCTGTGCAATGCTTTCGTAAAACTCAATCAATTTTTTAACGTTCTTACGACTGACGTGCTTGTAGCCTTCACGCAATTGATCGTCAGCATTGCCACTAGCCAGTTCCTGCAACTCCGACAAACCACGAGCAAAGAAACTCTTGATATAGCGAGCCTGTGCAGCCTTGGCACCCTTGCCACGCAAAAGGCTAACAATTTTGATATCTTTAGGATCAAATGCTTCGGGATCTGTAATCCAACTGTCAATTGCCGCATCAAGTTCGTCGCTCATAGTAACTGCTTGATCACGGATGCGGTCTTGGATAGTAACAGTTGGAACAACTGCCTTAACAGTTTTGTCCACTACCACTTCTTCAATATCGTATTTGCCTTGTTCTACAGCCTTTGCAATTTCACCTTTAAGCCAATCTGCAGAATCAGCATTGTTGTTCCAACCTTGCTTAACAGTGGGCATACCTTTGAGCAAACAGGCAGCAATAGCACCCATTGTCAAATTACAACGCCAGTCTTTAGTTTTCTTAAATTCTTGGATTTGTTCGCGGCTGTAATCATTACGGCCCATCCAGTCAATGACCTTAGGTTTAAGGTCCTTTGCGGAACTTTCCAATCTGTAATACTTCATTGCTTCACGAAAGTGAGCAGCAAATTCAGTTGGGCTCATATCAACAGCACCATCCCATTTGGGACTGTAATCACGTTTAGCATTTTCGCGAATGCTAACACTTGTAATCTTTTCTTTCTTTGCTTTGGGCTTAATCTTAATGCCTGCTACAACTGCCATGGAAAACTCCTAATTTGTGCAATGTAGTTATTATAATGTCTGACTAAAGGAAAGTCAAGTGAAGTTTTGATATTTCTATCAAAAATTGGTGTGGATAACCTGTGGATAACTTCTAGCCCCTATAAGCCCCTACAGCAGATATTGTAGTTATGTGGTGCTTTAACTAAATTACGCCTGCTGTAGGGGCTATAAATGCCCCGTAGGGCATTATTCTTCGTCCCACTCCACTGCAATCCAGCCTAGTTTTTTCAAATCTTCCCGGATTTCGTCAGTAACAAAACCTTCGCCCACAAACTTGTTTACCAATTCTTGGTGGGCAAGTTGTTCAGGAGTAAATGCCGCCAGTTCTTCTGGAGTGAGGTTTTCACCTCGAATGCCGCTACAGTACCAATTAATGTAGTCACCACATTCACGCATATCGGCAACAATACCGCCACTGCGACGCCAACTGCAACTCCAGCGTTGGTTCTTTAGAATTGGCATTGTATCCAATTTGATAAACTGCATATTGCACATTGCCGCATATAAGTTTTGGGCATAAGATTCTGATTCTTTTGCCTTATCACAAATCCATTTGGTACTACGGAGATCATACTCCATATTATCTTTTTGCCATTTAGGATCTACAAGATTTTCTTCATCCTGTTCACGCCAAGTTTTATACATATTAACATAGTCGGGATTGGGTAATTTTCCTGCTTCCTCACAACGTTTTACATACCCCTCCATTTGAAAAGTATGACGCTCGGGACTGCTATTTATTTTGGAATCGGTACTCACGCTTTAACCACCATTTGTATTTTTGAAAATATTCGATAGAGTCATAGGTTAACTTTTGCCCATAACTTTCTAACTCATCAATATGCTCATACCATTTAGACTGGCACCAAGATCTAAAAGTCATTGTAAATTTCTCGGTGTTTCAATATTGGAGAAAGATTTCATTATCTTTTGAGCAAGTTCTGGATCTTCTTCAATCAAATCATCGATGTCAACTGATCGTGATTGATTTAAAATTTCGCCAGATGCGACCATACGAGTAATCTCTTCCATTAGTTCATCAAGTTCTTCCTGGGTGCCATCAAAATCATCAAAGCAGCCGGGTGCAAATTCTAATTTAAGTTTCTTTTCTTCAGTCATTTACTTCTTTCAATTAAGTCCATAGTGCATCGCGCACTTTAATCAAACGAATCATCATTTGCTCATCTTCTTTTTCGTAAGCCGCTTCAATCTTTCTTAGTTCCTTATGTGCCTGTGTTCCGGCCTTTTTAAGTGCAGGACTCTTATCGCCACTAAAATTTAATTTGCCACCATTTGCCAAGCGGCTAAGCTCACAGTAGGCAGTCCAACCACTAGCATCGTATGGGTCTGGGCGATTGCGGTAAGTTTCAGTCCACCATACATATAGTTCTTTAAGTTCTTTGGCACGTAATGCTTGACCAGTTGGGCGTCCGTAGTTTTTGTCACCTTCTTCTACACCCATATCGTTGCCAAGTGTAAGTGTCATTGCCCAGTCAAGATGATCTAATCCTGCTTGTGGACAACGCCAAGTGCGCCAACGCCACCAACCCGTTGCCCAGAAGGGAGGGTTGTATTTGGCACGGTCTTCTTTGCTGCCCCAGGCAATATGACTCCACGCTGATTCTATTTCAATAAAATCAACCAACTCATTGAATAAGCAAGGCAAAAAGCGGTTCCCCACGTCTTGCCACTGGCCAGGTTTAATATCCCGGGGATGAGCGGTAAGACTATGAGTACGGCTAACCCAACGGTTGTTAATGTAATATTTTGCATCGTAAATCTTTCTAACAGGCCACGTTACAAAGTCTTGCAAATGGCTAAGCCCTTCTTCGGCCAACCAGTAGCGGAAGTTATGTTTCATTTGGGCAGTGGTAGTCCACTCGTCCCACTGCTCGCTGGTACCCATACTGAGTTTTTTAGTGCCGCGTACCCAGTCTGCAAAGGGAGTACAACTCCAATAATTTGAATGATGTGCCATAATGTAAAAATCCTGTTTATGTATTTAATTGTACGCTAAACAGGATTGTGTGTCAATTACTTTTTAAGGAATTGCGATAGTTCAGGCGGTTGCCAACCAAGAGGTTTCAAAACCTTCCCATCTTCCCGTTTACGAACTTTGCCAGTTTCTTTATCAATCTTGTCAAAGTTAGTACGCATTACTTCTTTCCAAGCACCTTCAGCATCAAAGCCTGCACTATGTATTGCTCCAATAGTAACAACCAAAATGTCGATGAGTGCGTCTAATACTTCAATATCATCGTTGTCCCAATGCTTGCTTCAGTTCTTTATGTTCTTCTTCAATAAGAGCACAGTACATATCAAACTGCGATCCTGGAGGACCGTCTACTGTTTGGTCGCAAGCCCGCATAAACTTTTCTTGATCTCTAAACGGATTCATATTACTCTACTACCTTTAATTGTTTTTCGTTATAGATGTGCAATGCACCTGCAATTTCAGCAACAGTACATTCGACTACTACTCTGCGTTCGTTTGATAATGTATCAAACACTGATACAACAACACCTGGCCATTTGTATCCGCTAACTTTTTCTACCTTGTCGCCCACTTTTAATTGTGTTTCCATTTTTATCTTCCTGTTGTTGATCTACTAATTGTTGGTCCTGTGGTATTGAAATCAATACCGGCCATTTTTCCTTCGTATAGTTTACCATTCCAAATCATATTCAATTTAACTGATTTGTTCAAGACAACTATTAAGTTTTTCTTTTCTTTGAATTCCAGCACTTCAGCCTCCACTGACTTACTGCTGTTATCCTGCTTGACTACACACTTGTCACCGTAACGAACAACTTCCATTTGACACCTTTATTTTAAAAAGACATTGTTAAATTGCTGCATAACTATCTCGGGTTTGAATTGTTCTACCCGTTTAGTCCAATCCTCTGATTTAGCTAGTTCTTCAATACGAGTTAGTTTATTAAGTATTGTGTTTTCATTATACAGTAGTCCTGAATTTTCTAAAACTTTTGTATGATGCAAATCATTTCCGCCTTCCCAAGACAACACAGGTTTATTAAGACTCAGTGCTTCAACAACAGAAAGACCAAAACTTTCGCCATCTATTCGAGCGTGTATCATTGCATCCCAAGTATCGATTACATTAGCTTTATCTTGTAAATCTTGAATCTCATTAAAGAATCTAACATTAGGATGGTCAATCCAAGGTTCAGTTCCAACAAATAAAAATACAAACTTATCAGTAGCATTTACTAGATCAGCAATGGCTTTTTTAACAAATGGTAAATCAAAAGTATTTTTTCCGCCATGCCTTCCAAAAATAAATTGGTCAGGTCTAATACCTAATTGTTCACGATAGTTGTCGTTTGGTTCTGGCAAGTCTACAATATGCGGTACCCAAGGCAGTGATGCAACGCCTGACCGTTGTGTCATGGTTTTGGCCAACCATTCGGATACATACGCATATTTGTCTCCGTGCGGTTCGTAATTTTGAAATACAGAGTGTACTCCAGTTTTACAATTATTAGGCAAAAACTCAATGTTTCCACTTCTTAAAAAATAAGAAAAATCAACTGCTTCTTTTTCAATTATACGTTGCAAATCTTCAACACCCTGATGTCCAATAATTTGGAACTCTGATTCTAATCGCTCACGAACACCGAGATCAGTTCCTAAATATCCATCAGGACGTTGTGTAGCATCATAACAAATAATACTTTCATTTCCTAATATTTCTTGATTATATCGAGCGTATGCAACAGTTGCTACTGTGGTGCCACGAGTATCAAGTTGGTTGTTATGAAATAAAACTTTCATTTAACTTGTCCCCATTTTAGATAAAACTCACTTAACTTTTTCTTTTCTAATTCTGCTACAATAGCATACTGATAACCGTATGTCAAATGATCCACGTTCCTATGCCATTCGGGTTTATCAATAGCGTGTTGCATGACAAACTGACCCTGTTCACTCTTTTCCCATTTGTGCAAAGGTTCGGCAGCATACAGATCTGGATCTTCTACATCACTTAATCGAAAACGATGGACGACAACTTTATGAATTTCTTTCACATTATGGTTGTCATCAACTGTATACCTTACTGATCCCATGACAAATGAAACAATGTTATAAACTTTTCAGCATCTTTACTATGTTTAAAATCCCATATATCAAAACTCATTCGATTAACATCAGGCCAACTCTTTAATTTTTCAGCAGCCCACTCAACTATGTCATTAAGTTTAGTAGTAGTCCAAGTGGTATCATCATCGGACTCTTCTACAAATTGTAAACGATAACCCGTGGCACGTTGGTGTAGTGTAGGTTTAATCACCGATTCCCTGTATGTCCAACTTCGAACTACTTTATCTAAATCGTCAAAGGCTGCAATCAAAGTTTCTTCTTCCGTGGATAATGTCTGCGCTTGGGTTTATCCATTACCAACGGAGTGTGTTCAGTACTTTGTTTTGATTTTTCAAGAGCGGCGTGAATGTCATCGTCACTAATTCCATCGTCTTCCGCATCTGTGTCAAGTACGGGATCGTCATCAAATACAAAACCCACAGTACTAGCAAATTTGATAGTGGACTCAATGCTGCCAATATTTCTCAAAGAGCCAACTGGACCAAGTTCATCTTGACTAATATTATGCCAAGTTCTAATTTCCAATAGAGGTTCGATATGCGAGGGAATTTCGATAACATAGTGATTGCCAACTGTATAACCAGCATCAGTTAAATCCACGACTTTGATTACGCGGCCTTTACTAGGTTTTAAATTGCTTCTATTGATACCGTATATCCAAACGTTATCGCCCACTTTGTAGGATTTTTTAACTGTCATATTTTAATCGGCCTCTGATACAGAGACCTTACCTTTGTTTTCAAGAAGGTCTTTGACAAATTTGATAGCTTTGCTATCTCGGTCATAGACATATTCTTGATCTTCGTCCTCGTCAGTTCGAAGAGTGACGATTACGCCATTCTTCACTTTACGAATCTCTATGCTTTCGAACAACATTATGTGTCCCTTTCGTTTATTTTGGAACTGATAAATTGTAGTTAAAGTGGAAAATACCAATGTGTGCTACTTCTCTGCTCAGCTCTTGATCGCACCAAATTTCATATCCTGCCTTTTGTGCCTGTTGGCAGAAGAATATGTCCTCACCAATTTCAAGATTAAGTGCTGGCACATATTCTTGTAGATAATGCGGTTGAGGAATCTTTTCGTAAACTTCACGTTTGCACATTACTAGTCCGTGGGGTAATACATCAATCAGTTCCATTGCAGGACTGTTGTCAGTTGTTTGAAATTCTGTGAACTGACCACTTGATCCCATCATACCTGTAAAGTTAGGATTGGGGAAACGACGACGACGATAGTTAGCACCAACGATTGGCTTGTTACGAGCCAACAAACGCATAGGCGCATCAATGGGGAATTTCATATCACTGTCTACCCAGAAAATATGGTCAAAGTCACTCTTTAAAAAGATATCAACTAAGTTACGACGGGCAATGGTAATAACTGAGCCAATGTTAAATGCACAATTGATTTTAATACCATTAGCAACCATATTGGCTGCGGCCATTGCTAGATGTTGCGCAAATTCAGCATTGACCATTTCCATTGCTGGAACTGCAATCATAACACTTGGCGGTTTACCTCCTGGTTGTTTTGCAGTCATAGGCGTCAACGGTGAGGTGGTTTTTGGAACCATCGACGGCCGTTGGGGAATATTAAGTTTTGTTTTTTTCATGTTTTACCTTTTAATTGTCCAAATCCATTGCAAGTGCTTCTTTAATCACTGCAAATAGTTCTTCCTCAGTACTGCAAAGGACTTTACAGTTCTTCCAATCATTTTCACTATCGCGGCCGCCGACTTCAATCATAAAGCCATTGTCGTAACGATTGACAGTAAATGATTCATTTACCTTAGTTAGTTTACCTAGTTGTTTTGCCATTTTAATTTCCTTGTGTTATCGTGGTGCAAACTCTTGTTGTAGTTTGATATTATCAAAAAACTCTTTTTTAGTGCCTTGGTCATTTTTAAATGCACCTTTGAGCACTGTTGTCTGTGTTAAACTAGAATGTGCCATAATTCCTCTATTCTCACAGCAGCCATGAGTAGCCTGTATGTAGACTGCTACGTCTTCACTGTCAGTTGCTTGTGAGATTTCTTTAGCAATGTCATTACATAGTTCTTCTTGGAGGGTGCCTCTTCGGGCACACCATTGGGCGATTCTTGTGTATTTGGACAATCCAATGAGTTTCTGGGCGGCGAGTATTCCGATGTAGGCCACACCAGTAACAGGCTGATGATGGTGACTGCACATACTACGAAGCTCACTCCTAACCACCAACATACCTTCATAGCGATCTTCGCTGTCGTTAGGAAATGCTGTACAATCTGGTCCTGATTCATATCGTCCTGCCATTATTTCGTTATAGTACATTTTAGCAAGACGCTTCGCAGTACCACGCGAGTTAGGATCGTTTTCTCGATCAATTAACAATGTATCTAATACTTGTTCAAATGCTACTGTCGCTTCTTTGATCAGTTCATCTTTTTCAACATCGCTAACATATTCACTAATGTTATCACCTGCCCAGAAACGTTTATTATCACGTTTCATTCTTTCTCGGATAACCTGGGCAAGAGGTCTTCCGTCTTCTTTTCTATAATAGAGCTGGGTCATATATTATTCCTATAGTTTATAATATAGTATTATTTAGGTTTTGTCAAGCAATTAAACATCATCTTTACTCAATCCCATAAACAGCAATTCACGTTCTGTAATATATGCAACTGGTTTTATCCAACCATGCCCAATGCATTCTTGTAATATATCTCGATAATTTTCTGGACATCGCTGACTTATTTCAAATCCTGCTCGGGGAGCAGTAATTAATCCGTCACTGATACGGAAATTCCTGTCACCTGGTTTAAGGCTTCGAATAGTGCTTCGTTTAGATATAAATGTCATAACACTATTATAGCATAGTGTTATTTAAAGGTCAATGACAGATCCAGTCGCGACTCTTGAAAGGCTTTCCCTCTATTGCTCGGGGAAGATAGCGTATTACTTTTTTCTTTACTCTTTTTATAATTTCGTGATTGTGGTCGTGCCCAAATGCTTTCAAATACATTTTCCAACTGCCGCCATTTTTTCTGCATTTGCTCAAATCCAAATCTAAATGTTTGATCACAAGTCTTTGATCACTTTTATACTTTTCCAAAAGTTCGCAAGCAATGTTAAATCCATATGCATCAATCTCATCCGTACAACCTAAATAGGCTTGTTCTTCACGCAGTTTAGTAGATGCCGCTGTACTAGCATAATTGGGCAAAGATTTAAATCCACGACGACGATATTGTCTCATATGGATGATTTCGTGTAGTAGTGTGTCAGCAATGGTGCCACAAATACCTTTAAATCGTTTTTTGGTTATTTTGAAATCATCGTGAATGGGATGATAGACAAATGTTATTTCTATACATTTCTTATCTTCTTCATCGTAGTCGCTATAATATGCGCCGCCCACAAATGTGATATGAGATTTAATTTTCTCATCCCAACTTATAGAAGTTTTAACGGGATATGTTCTTTTGAGATAGTTGGTAACTGTTTTGTGGAATTCGTAAGCCGAAATTGTCTTATCAGTAATGCGTGGTGCAAGACTGTATAGCCCTTCTATAATTTTAGCACGTTCTAGGTTACTCCAATCAAACATAGTCTCCCCTTTAACATTAGTATTTATTATAATAAACTATAAATGATTGTGATGTCAAATGGAGCGACTAACTTTTCAATAGGAGTCTCTCAATTTCATCTGCTGCTTCTTCCAATAAATCAGCAATACGATCTGATTTTCCCTCTTCTACGCTTTTTCTGCCAGGAATTTGTCTACGAATTTCTGCCCGTTTTCTCAAACGAAACACTAGACTTTGTTCACTTACGGGCAAATGACTTTCATCTTTAACCATAAGTTCCTCAAAACGATCAAATTCTTCGTGAAGTTCGGGTGTCTTTATCTTTACTGGACCGCACACGTGAGCCCAGTCGCCAGTGCCATTATCACTGTATCCACATTTTTCACACTTAATCATTTCGTTTTCTCATCATAACAGGCGAAACACACTGCATCATACTTTGGTCCCATACAGGGATAGATAGCACCACGGCAATACTTACAAAGTATAAATGCTTGTGTAACTATATACCCTCGTGGTGGAGCATACAAGGGTTCAAATACTTGTTCACGCTCTGTATAGCCAATTAGTTCCGGTTCTTCACTCATCCCGTTTCTCCGCTTGTTGTTGCTCACACCAAGCAATCGTTCTGTCCAACATCTCTATTGTAATCTTGTCTGGATCAATTCCAAAATGTTGTTTAATCTTGGCCTCGTTGCGTTTAACTTCTTCAAATGCCAAATCACTTGTGCGGCATTCTTCAGTCCACAATGCCGCACAGCATTCACTAATCAACAACTCGGCGAATATTTCTAGTCTAGATCGCTCTACTTTGCCGGTATCTTCATCCGTCAAGTCACCTAGTAAAATACTTACGCCTGCCTGTTCAGCAAGTTTTTTAATTCGTTCGTTCATACCATCTCCAAATAGTTACGCACCCAGGCTAGGCGTGCTTGTTCATCCATTGCAGTATATTCTACTATATTAGCACGTATCGCGTCAACTAGTGGATAGTATTCTTCATCGAGGTTTTTCTTGATGTCGGCTTCCATATTCACTAACTTGTCAGTGCGAGGATTACGAGCAACCCACTTGCTGGTCAAGTAGTATGGACTCTTGATCTTAAACGCTTGACCGTTCACAGTATAGGCCACAAATCCTTCGTGGCGAACCTTTTTAGACTCTGCTACCAACTCACCCACAGTCATGTGATAAGATTCTACTGCATAACACTTTAACGTATCTTCAGCAAATATCCGCCACACCTCATCACAACCAAAGCCGTGAACTCGAGAGTTCCAGGCATTTTCACGCCAGCCTAAGAAATACATCCCAGTCTTTTCTACAATGATATGTGGGTCGCTTGGATGCACACATTCAAACATCAAAGTATGACCTCGAGCACCCAGCACTGCCATTTGCCAGTCAGCCCAGCAGGAGTGCTTCAGCATCATTTCTTTAGCATAGTCAACATAGTCGTTAGCAGTGGAACCAGTGGTGCTCACTAGGATATCGTTGTTATGCCAAGTCATTGCCACCATAAATCCGTTGACCTTACGATAAGCAGTTACAGGAGTATCATCAGTCAACACAGGAGCATTGGCTTCTACGCGGAAATTATAGATCTTTGTAAATGGCCGTGATACTACATTGAAGTCAGCATCCACAATTGTGCCGCGACATTCTTCAAGAAAGTCATTCCACAAGTCATCGTAGAAGACTCGCTTGGAATACTTTAGCACATAGATACCATCGCCAGCAGGCTTCATACTGACCAACCGTGGGTTAGCCAATACAAACTCTTTCAATTCATCTTTGTTCATTTTAAATCCTTACTGGCTTCACGCCATCAAAACCCCATTCACTGTCTGCGTCATCGTATGCGATATTGTAATCTGCATATCCTGGATGAGCACTGTCGTTTTTGTAATACTCGTGCTCATAGTTACCAGCACGATCCTTATCGTCTTTATTGTAACCGTAACTGTCGTAACCTTCAGGATCATACTGGACATATTCTTCAGATGGTTTGTCTGATCCTGAATATTTTGTCCACCATTCCTGATCATTCATGTACGCACGGTTTACGGTTGGGCTGTATTTTCCACGCATATTATTCTCCTACAAATTCGCGAACCCACTCAAAACGAGTTTTGCTGGCCTTGACCCATTTAAATTGTTCACGACGACGGTTGATCTTGTCAAAGTCAAAGCAGATAAAGATCCAGCCCTTGTCCTCGGAGAACATAACTGATTCTTGTACCTTGACAATTTGTACAATCTTATCTTTGAATTTTGCTACAATCATCATATACTACTCCAATTAGTTACTTGCTATGAGTGTATTATAGCAGAGTTTTAATGGAGTGTCAACCTTGTTTTAGCATCCAAACCAATACTTGATTTTGGTCCAAAAGAGCTACATCTTTGGAATGTTTTTCAACTGGGCGACTGGTAGCACCGCCATTCCAAATCTTTATCTTAATTCGACCTCGTCCGGAATTGGCGGGATACTCTTTTCCCAAACTTTTGACACGGTAGATGTTGCTGTAAAATACAACAAAGTCATCTACCTTGATCTCACGGTCGATCATATCAGTGATCATATTAGTGATGCCCTTTGATTTGGCCTTTTAGGGCCTGTGCAACAGCATCATCCATCGAGATCGCAATCATACCAGTTGCATCCATACCTACATCAAGGACTCTGTAGTGCTCGATTCCACTAACACCTCCATGAAGATGACCGTGTAAGTGAACAGAGCCACGATGTTGTTGATCAAATTCCTGAATTGGATAATGAAACATACATACAACAGTGCCATCATAGACCAATCGCAGGTATTGGTGTACTTCCTTAAAACACTTGCGGAATGTGGGATCGTTCAGTGTCTTACGGTCGTGATTACCTTCAACTAAGATCTTAGTGCCGTTACAGCGGTTCATAAATTCTGCTGCCTTTTGAGCAGGCAAGAATGCCACATCACCCAATATGTACACTGTATCTTCAGGAGCAATCAGGTCGTTCCATTCCTTGACCATTTGCTCGTTCATATAGTCTACGTCATTACGAAACCTTGCCCGCGATACAGGACAAAAGGACATAATGTTCTTATGTCCAAAATGTAAATCACTTGTTACCCAAGTATTCATTATTCACCACTCTTTAATAAAAATTTGTTAGAAATTGCCTTGAAGCTCACAGACTTTTCGTTACACTTGAACACCAGTCCTTCACGCTCTTGCTTGGGATTCAATTCTGAATTACCTTCAGCGTACTTCAACAGATTTTCAATAGTTTCGCCGCCGCCCAAACGATCATTAGAGATCAAAATAGGGCAGTGATTCAACTTGTGTTCAGTTACAAACGCCACTCGTTCAGCAGGAGTGTAGTAACGACCTGCATCAATGTCATAAATGTCGTAAACATAAAAGTCTTGATCACGCATTTGGTACTTGTTACCTTGAATGCCGTTTCCAATCAGTTCACCTTGGACTGCAATGTTACCACCTGCAATCTTCAACTTTTCTTCTAAGTCGTGCCGGATAGCGGCACGCCACAATGAATTATCAACATTACGCTTGAGGTCAAGGTTGCGTGAGCAAACACCAACTTCACCATCAATAACATAAACAGTCATTGAAGACCCATCGAGTTTCTCTGTAATTTCCCAAGATAGATTTTCAGTCTTCCACTCCGCCAACTCTGCTGACAAGTTTTGAATACGCTCTTGGTCAGTCTTCGGAATCACTGAAGGGAACATACCTTTGACTTCACCTGCAAGTTCTGCGGGGATGGGTGCTTCATACTTGGTGATGCCAAGCAGTTCAGAAACATCCATACCTTCGTAAATCTCACCAACCTTGTCTAGAACAGTGTATCGGTCCAATAGAAGGCCCTGTGACAGTTGACCACGCAACTTTACAGTACGCAGACGTTCACCCTTGACTTCATTGAAAACACGTGGAAAGTTTCCTTTTGATAGAAATGGTGCAATGTTATGTGGAATCCAAGAATCAATTTCGCAGTACACAGCCAGATCACCAGCAGTGTATTCACCCTTCTTTACCACGCAGGTCCATCCACCTACGATAGCGCATTCAATTGCATCAGCGCCTTCAATAGGACGCAGTGCATCAATCTTACGGATAGTTGCCATTTTACGAGTCATTTTAAACTCCTTTTACCAAAGTAAATCAAAATTACCAGCCAATACCTTTTTAACACTGGCTGTACGATCTGTTAAGTGATCCTTGACAACATCATCTTGGAAACGGTAAGTACGAATTTTATCACCACGCATACCCGACCCAACCTGTTGCCGCCTATCACTTGCTATGTGTGTATTATAACTGGTTTTAGTCAGTTTGTCAACTCTTTGCTGTATATCTGTCCTAGCTTGATCCAAACTGTTTTGACGACTACGGCACTGTGCAGTGGCCACTTCTCCAGTGGGAATATGAGTTATTCGGCAGGAATTTTGGTGCTTGTTACGGTGCTGACCTCCAGCACCAGTGCCGCTGTACCACTCGATTTTTAAATCAGTTTCTGGTATAGCCACAACTCTTGGACGATCAGTGTCATCTATGATGGCCACGGTCACTGTGCTGGTATGAACACGTCCTTTCCTTTCGGTGGGTGGAACACGCTGTATGCGATGTCCTCCAGGTTCATTCTTTAAGCCGGATAGGTCAGTGCCCTGTACTTCTAAATGAAGTTCGCCTTGGTACTCACCTATCAGGCGGGTAGTTCAGCCCCGGCTTTGTGCAAACTTGATATAGGCTTGTGCCAGATCTCGTACAAACAGTTTACTATCTTCGCCACCTTCGGCAGCTCTAATCTCAATAATCTTCTTCATTTTCAATTACCCTTTCATTTCTTTTTGATGCGCCTATTCGGCTGGTTTTGTTCCAATCGTATTTAACACCATCTGGACAAACACCATCACGAATACTGTCTACACCAAACATACCTACAATTTCAAAGTCTTGACCTTTGATAGTCACAAACTCATTCATGTGCTTGGCAAGATTCATCGCCTCAGTCAGTGTTAAAACTTTGAATGTTTCTTCTTTACCAATCACTTCAAACATTTATTACTTTCATCTTGAATAATTATTATTCCTAATATTTTGATCTATTTCATTTAATACGTGATCTAAATGTGCCAACGCTTGGTGATAGTTTTGGATCCAACACATTGCCGCAAATCTGCGTGTCATATAATGACCACGTTTGAGATTTTCTTTTTGTAAATTCTCAATATACCAAATACATTCTTCTTCTGTAAAAAACAAGGGTATGTTTTCCCAACCGTGAAATCCAAAACTAAAGTTCAATCCTGTAAGTAATTCAGTACTAAACTTCAATGACAGATCAAGCGGGGCAAATTTAATACCGTGTGCTTTTTCCAAATACTCCCTGTATCGAACAGAGATACTCCAATCTTCACAACGTTGATAATTCTTATCTGAAATGAATACACTGATCTCAGGATCCTGTAGTGCAGTAATAAGTTTCTTACTACGCAGACTACAGCCACCACCACCATTGTACCATCCATTGGGCGAACTATCATAGACTTCGTGTTGTATCAAACTATTGGCCAATGGATACCACTTTTTATGAGTAGGAGATCCAATGTAGTCATAATCCAAGAACTCGTCAGTCCATTCATCTTGATTGACGCAAAACCCATCATACTGAATACTGATCACGTGTTCAGTGTTGATATATGGGCCCATATGCTTAAACAAGAAGTCACAGTATATATCCAATGTTAGCGGTACTGGCTTCATCGTAGTCGTATCATACGGTGCGATGGAAGTTGCAATATCGTGATAGGTGTGTTGATACTTCAAATTGGGCAGGACCCGATCTGAAAATACCAACACTTCATCAAACTTCTTTGCCTCACAGCTTTTATTGATAGAAAACTCTGTAAGCTCGTGATTGATATTGCTAACACTCATCAATGAGATACTCATTAGATATCGCCTTCTCGTTCTCTACGAGCTTTTCTTTCTTTGGCCAATGTGAAAACTTTTTCATTATCATTGGCCCAGTCGATTTCCTTAGGGAGAATGATCCCAAACTCAGTTGTTACACCGTTGATAGTGTGGGGCTCATTCTCATCATAGGTCCAACCCAAGTGCTTCATCATACGATGTTTGACACACAGGTTAGGGCTACGGAAAACTTCAGTGTCATCAAAGCCCATCATAACACCAACTTCACAAACTGCACCACTACGACAAACACCTGCGTGGCAATGAACGATAACGTTCATATGGTTAGCCAATGCGTGTTGCAACAGTTGAGCCAACTCAGCAGCCTGTTTGTGACTGCATCGCATTGACTCATCCAAGCATTTGTCATTTTCTTCAATGTCCAAAAATTTAAATTGATGGACTTCCTTAAAGGTATACAAGGGGGCGGGATATTCCATATCTGGATCGCATATCTGGATCAACATAGAGTTCTCACCTGGGTTAATATGTAACCCTCGTTTAATGTCGCTCAGTGCAACATTTTGTATCCACGGCATTACTGCAAATCCCAAATCTTTCCACCAGCATCACGGTAATAGTCGTCGTTAGCATCCACGGCGGTTTCTTCTTTGTCCACTGGATCAATTACATACCATTGTGCACTACCCGACTTTTGATAAGAATTAATAACACCAACTGTGGCAACCAACGGAGCAGGTTGCTCAGTAGTTGTGGTAGTAGTTGTAACGGTAGTATGCGTTACTTCTTCATCGTCAAAATCATTATACATCACAGGCTCACTCCTTCGAATAACGGCCACAATAATAGCCACAAAAAACAATAAGAAAAACAAAACAATAAGAAAACTCATTTATAGAACTCCAATAATAAAAATAAACAGCAAAACACAACCAATACCAAGGAAAATCATAAGCACGATTTCGCCAACACTAGGACCAGGTTTTTCAACATAGACAACTTGTTGAGCGGGTTGTGAACTTTGATACTGCAAAGCATCTGCAGGAGCAGCCTGTGCTACCATAGCACCATTTTGCATAGGAACAAATTGTCCATTTTGGTATGTGCCAACTTGATAACCTTGCTGGTTAACTACTCGACCATCTGGGTAAAGCAATGCATTACCATTATAACCACCACCTGAATAAACAACAGTGTTATGAGGATGCATCATATTACCAATAATCAAACCAGTCAATAGTCCGTTACTGTAGCCAAACCCCATACCCATACCGCCGTACATCATAGGTGCACCTGCATAACCACCGCCAGTAGTCCTACGTGTCATTGTGGTAGTTGATGTAGTTGTAGTAGTCTGCCTTGGAGCAGCGGCAGGGGGCGCACTAAAACTGCCTTTATTGGCAGTAGGTGGCGCAACTGGCCGGGGCGCGGCTGAAGGAGCACTGAAACTACCTTTAGATCCGCCTGAACTAACTGAACTATGTCCACCGCCTGAACTAGCGTGGCCACCTCCTCCACCTCCTCCACCTGGCTTGGCATCGACTGCACAGGCAAAAGCCAAACTAATTGCCAATACTGCAAGAAACTTTTTCATAAAAACCTCATTAAGTTAAGATAAACTAATTATACAGTAATCTTGAACAAATGTCAAGACTTCATATTCATTTTAAGCAAGTAAAGAGTTACTTCAGGACCTTCTACAATGACCACATCTTGTGGATATTTGTTGGCACCAGTATACCATTTACTGTGAGCACCAACTTCCCAAACTTTAACCATTTTGTTATTAAGTTTTTTAATGGTACCAAACTCCAAATTATTGTGGTAAGGATAGCAAACAGCATCACCAACCTTGATAATACGGCCCAATTTGTCCTTATGTTCAATTGGTGCTTTTACAGTTTTAGCAGTGCTCATACAGCAGTTTCCCTTGAGTCAGTTTCAAACTTTACTTCTACAATATGATATTTTGAATATGGATATTGTACCACCAACCATTCCAACAAGCCTGGTTCGTAGGGAAGATTTACTGATTCATCATAATTGGTAATATACCGAATCATGATGCATACCAAATTTCTTTGAAGCCTTCATCTAATTCAGGTTCGTCCCAACCTGCAATCATTGATTGCATAACGTGCTTGGGGATATTCTTACCCGGGCGGCTTGCCAAACGACGATTCAATTCTTCTTCATCAGGTGTTTTAAACACCACTGCAATATGTTCATAGTCAGGCAACATATTAAACTTGCGAGTACGACTAGCAATGCTAGTGCTAGTTTGGTCCCAGATGATATCCTTGCCTGCTTCACGGGCCTTGACAACATCGTCTGCCATCAACTTTACAGCAATGGGCATAAAGTCTTTGAACACTTCGTTATAGGTCTTACCTTCAAGTTCAGCTTGTCGTTCCACGTGATGGTCAGTAGAAATGTATGCACAATCTTTAGCCCATTCTTGATTAGCAACCCAAGTGCTTTTACCTGCACCTGGCACACCAATCAATTGATAACACTTAGGCATTTTCTAAATCCTTAATTTGTTTCATTCTTCAACTCCAAAATGTTCTTTAATTCTACGGTTAATCTCTGTTAATACTTCTTCAGTAACATCTTTAACCTCGCCTGTTAGAACACAATGTTCGTGTTCCCAAGTGCAGATTGTTTTACTTTTTCCATCTTGCTCAACCACAACCGATAGTTTCATTACTGTACTCCAAAATGTTGTTTCACTGCTTCTGCGAATCGTTCACTGGGTTTGTAGTTAAGATTGGCAGGATCACGCTGAGATAAACATACACGGGCACATTCCCTGACAATCAACTCGGCGAACTTTGCCAACTTATCTTTTTCTGTTACAACACCCGGACCATTTTGACCTTCAACTAAATTATTAGGCGGGTTGAATCCAGCCTGTAGAGCAAGTTGTCGAATTCGTTCGTTCATAGTTCAATCTCACCAGATGCAACTAATTCATTTACGGCATCATTGAATTCACTTTCAATATCCCAATATGCTTCTGCACGTTCGATATCCTTCTTGCGTTTACGAACAGCAGTACCTTGTTGATAAACAAGCCAAACGTGTTCTTCACAATAACTACGACCTTCAACTGTTGGCTTGCAACAGGCCGAGGCCATTTTAGTACTATTGCCAAGCCAAGTGCATTGGGTAATTTCAGTATCATTCATTTTCGGTATCATCTTTCTTTAAAATTTTATTAAGTTCATCGATAGAATGAACATTGCCTGCACCCACGGAATCCATAAAGTCTTTAAGACTTATCAATTTATCACGTGACATACTGAGCATATTGTTAGTACCACGCATTTCGCCTTCCACACCTGAAATGTATTCAAATACTAACAGTAGTACAAATACTGCCCACCAGCGAGTATCGTCCCAATGCAAATCTAAGGTAGTCAATATCCAAAAGATAGTGGAAAGTACCACCAGTCTTTGCATTGTTCGACCAGTTAGTAAGTCCCACATATTAGCCTCGTTTCATACAAGTTGTACGGGCCATTGCCTGCCAATTGCTGGGAAAGCTCTTACGCAAATCTGCCAACTTAAGAACCATACGCAAACTAAGTTCACGCAATTTAGTTTGGTTAGTTACAATGAAATCAACCAGTTCATCACGCACAATGTCGATGTTATCAAAATCATATTTTTCCAACATACCATCGGAGATAATTTGTTTGATACGCAGGATCTTTTCACGGGTAGTATCCATCTGCAAATCAATGTAGTGGCAACGTGACTCAAGTGCGTCCAAGTGGTCACGTAGTTTCTTGGAGCGAACGTGTTCAAACTTAATGTTGGTAATGAAAATTGCCGCACCTTTAAACTCAAAGCGATCTGGAATACCTTCGCTACGCAAAATACGGCTGTCAGTATTCCAACTAATAAAGCGACGTGAACTAGAGTCCAATGCACCTTTCAAAATATTCAAACTAAGGTCTTCTTGCAAAATGCTGTCACAGTCATCAAACACGACCACGTTACCGTGTGCGCTGAATTCGTACAGTTTAGCATACAGACCAATTGCACTCATTGCACCTTTAACAACTTCGTACTTGGGTTTCTTTTCAGCCAACTTATTAAACAAGTCTGCTTTTTCCAGCACAGTTTCAACACCAAACGACTTACCAACGCCTGGAGGGCCACTAACAATCATAGCACGAACATTGCCTTCTTTCACGGCACGTGTCATACTGTCCAAGATCTCAAACCGTTCACGCAGACGATCCATAATTTGTTCATCTGTTTCCTGTGCAACTTCTGCTTCACGAGCTTTGATAGCTTCTGTATCAAACTCGAGAATGTTAGAAACTGCTGACGGTTTAGTGTTTGCTTTTGCCATTTAAAAACTCCTAAGTTGTTTAGTATGTGTGTATTATAACAAGAAATAAAACTGTTGTCAACGGTTGACCTTATAATTTCCGCTCAAAAGAATCATTGAAATATCCGCTTCATTCTTGAGGTTGATCCAATATGGTCGTACAGTTTCACCACGTGGTGGAGATCCAAAATTTGAACTCCACTGGCCTCGCTCTCGTTGCCATGAATATTGATGCCCGTAACGTTTTGTTAAAAACTGTTCAATTTCACCAGCACTTTTGCCCCAGGTAGTGAAACGTAAGGCGTGGGTAAAACCACTCTTGTATGCTGTGTATCTGCGATTAAGTTTAACAATTTTCATAAGTGTATTATAACAAAAATTGCCTCTCCAGTCAAGAGATATTTTAATCTACGCTCCGTCTGTTCCGGAGTGTCACCACTAAGAGTTGTACTATTACTTGCCCAAGGATTTACCGCGGTACCTTGCGACTCATACTGAGATTTGTGGGTTGCTCGCTGTTCTATTAAAAAGCATCCATATAGTAGTGATGTTTTTCTTGCACCTTAACCAATGTCAACGCTTCACCATCTTTGTTCATAAAGATGAATGTACCTTTTTGTGGATCAATCTTTTGCAGATCACTGGGCTTGAACTCAGCCTGTTCCCACTCGTAGTAATCATCCTCATCTGGGCTCACTGCTGGAGTGATCACTTTGAAAGTGATATCAACATCGGCCTGTAGTGGATTGCCTTTCCATTGTTTGTTATCAATGTTGTCGTTCTCTACCAGCACACCTTTGACAGTCAGCGAAACATCGTACTTGTTACCACTGTCAAACTCTGGCTTGACGTTAAGCATACGCAGGGCCGCTTCTGGAGGCTCATTGTAGCGATTCATTTCTTCAACCAAGGCCTTCAACATATCAAAGTTGAATTGACTGAACAGACTTGTGATAGAACAGATGCGCTGAATGTGGCTCTTGTCATTCAAGTTATCTTCGCAGTATTCAATGATAAAGTCCTGTGTCAGACCTTTGTAGTCCAACATATAGAAGATGCGACCTGGACGATTACGCATATGGCTATCAACACGCCATTTGTCGTTACAGGTAATAACAAACAATTTCTTGCTGGGGAATACGCCATCCAGCAGGGTCAGCATTGCTTCTTGATCATTGGTGTCATAGACTTTTTCAAACTCATCAAACAATACCATACAAGGTTGTTCGATGTTTTGAATAAGTTGATTGAACTTGTCACCAGTCCAAGGCTGATTGATAACAATGGTTGGAATACCTTGTGTAGCAGTTTGAATACTCAATGCCTTGGCCAGTAGGCTCTTACCAGAACCTTTCTCGCCAGTAAGCATCACGCCAGTACTTGCACTACGGCTCATAAAAGTATTGATGATGCGGTCACAGTTACTATTCAAGTCGCCGTAACGCTTGCCTTTGATTTCAAAAGAATCAATAGTTTCAAGGAACAAATTTCCCTGCATATCTGCTTTGATGGTATAGTTACCAGCAGGTAGTTGATCATGAAGATCCAACGCTTCTTTCGAAGATACTCGGAATGTATTACCGCTTTTTAGAAAATATGGCATCTGTGACTTTCTATGTGTGTTGTTGATATATAAAATTATACGTTAAAAACAAGGGACTGTCTAGTCCCTTGTATAGTTTACTTCATACTATTTGCTCGAACTTCGTCAAAGGTAATTTCTTTGATCAGTCGACCATCACGGTAAACTTCTCCCAATGCTTCAGTCCATACAGTGCCCCGATCTGTCCAACCTTTTGGTTGTTCAACACTGGTTTGGAATTCACCACCGCTGGTCCACAAAGTTACACGACCTTTCTTGGACGCTTTGACCTTGTCAGTAACGGGGTCTTTGAACACATCAACCCATTCACCTTTAATCAGTGCCGCGCTACATTTCATCGCAAACTTTTGTGTATCACGATCCAATTGCTGTAGCAATGCACCACCCATACCAAAAGCAATGTTGTCTGCACTCCAGCCACCAAAGTCAACAATCTTTGTAAGAATACTGCGAATGCTCAACTGGTTGATACCGTCACCCCAAAGTACACGAACATTGTTCAGTACTTTGTAGCCTTTGGCGTTTGTGGTATATCCAAATGTTTCGCCTAGGATTTGAAACATCTTTGGCAGTACTTCAACAGGATCGCCACTGTCAGGACGAATAACGACAGTAGCACCGCTGTCAATTACCTGTTGTTTCAACTCAGTGCCCCACAAGCGGCAGGCTTGGTAAATGTCGTAACTGTCCGACACCACTGCCAACAATGCACCAGGCTTGCCAAATTGTTGAACCATATTGCTATAGGCTTTTACTTCGTCTGGACGACCCCAACTTGTGACAGTGCTGTGCTCTGCGGCAGGGATACTAAATCCAGCGATTTCAGCGCCGTAATACTCACGAGCATACAAAATGCCAGTGATAGTATCAGTGCCCATGAAGTTGACAAGGTGGGCGGCTCCGCCGATGCCAGCGGATTCCATGCTGCTAACGCCACGAGCACCAAAATCATGGAGCTTAAAACTAATAGATGTAGGATCACCAGATTTCTCCAAATAGTCTGTAATAATGTTTTTGATGTACTTACTTTGCGTTGACACAGTAGTACCGTACCAAATAGCACGAAGCAAAGCAGTTTCCAACCAAGTAGTCAACCAGAAACATTTAGGATCGGTGTTTTCAATTGTCGCAAGTACGTTTGAGACTGGAACAACAGTGCCTTCGGGTACCGCTCTGATAACAACTGGCAAATATCCGTTGTGAGCGGTAAGAATGTACTCCCATCCTTCCCTGTTAAAGGGCTCGCCGTGAGCGGTGAGGATTTCGTCAGCGATGTCGATGTCAGCCTGGGTAATTGGGCTGAGTAGGTATTCCTTGATAAAAGCCTGTAGTCCGAAGAATACAGTTCTATCATAACGGCCGCCTCGTGACTCAATGTACGAATATACATTGGTGGTTCCTAGTGGGTATTGTTTGAACATTGACACTTTATAACTGTCTGTGTTCAGGATAAGATTTTTAGATAATTTCATTTTAAAGTTCCTTTAAAGTTAAAAGCATTCGCGTCTATCGCTTATGCACCTACAAAATGCTGTAGGATTTCGTAATGGTCTTCAAAGCATTGATCCGACCGGACCTCTGCAATAGGCACCCATCTAGCCTTTTCTGCATCATCACTACCTTTGACTTTTGGAAGTTCGCCATCAGGTAGAACAATGTGGAAAGCGTGTGTAATTATACGACCTCGTGGACTACGGTCAATTGCATCAAATACTCTGCTACGAACAATACTACCTTTAAGTACTGGAGCAGGAACCTTGATCTGTGTTTCTTCACGTAGTTCACGCAACATAGCGGCCTCAACACTTTTGTCTGTATTAGCATTGACATAACCGCCAGGCAGTGCCCAAAGGCCGCGACCTGGTTCAGCACGGCGTTTGATCATTAGTACGTGACCACTGCAAATGACCACAGCGTCGGCAGTACTAAAGATTGGAGGATACTTCAATCCAGCATATTGCTTTTTGTGTTCAATAATGAATTCACGTTCACGGATCACTTGTTCGTACTCTGCGGTAAGTGAAAACGCCATTAAGAAATCAAAAGTACTCGGCGGTACAACATTCTTAATAAAGTTCATATTGACATCACGTTTGAAATACAACTCGCGAATGTCAGTAGCATCAAGTGGTTCAAGCAGTTCTACTTCTTCAAAACCCCATTGCGGGAACATATCTAAGTAAAACGAACTTGGATCTTTCTTGTGCCCAATAATACCAATGTTATCACCCGGTTTGGTATGTTTAGCAACCAATGCTTGAACACGAACTGCCCACGCTTGGTCATTGTAAATTGTATCTGGATTGGGTTCAACTTGAACCTGCAAGTCAAGTCCACTAGTTGCGTACTTGATCATTACGCTACGTTCGTGAAAGGTAAAGGGATTCTTGTAAGTGCGTGGCTGATTAGCGCTGCCGCAAATAAAGATCAATTGTTTACATTTAGCAGTGGCTCTATGTGCCAGCATCAAATGTGCTGTGTGAAACGGTTGAAAACGTCCGATTAGGACAAGGGTATCATATTGTTTAGACATTCAAAAATCCTTTGAATAATGTCGCTCGGAGTCTATCTCTTTGCTGTATGTATTTATTATACAGGAGAAATTATCTCCTGTAAAGTGATTTGGTTATTTTTATACTACTATATCTTCGTAGTCTTCTTTACCTACACCACACTCTGGGCAGGTAAAATCATCTGGAAGTGTATCCCAAACGCCTTCAGTTTCCTCATCGTGAATGTGACCACAGACAATGCAAACGTGTTCCATTATAGTTTCTCCAATACAGATTGATATGCGGCGGCGTGACGTTGCTCAACTTTTTGCAATGCTGCAAAGCGTTTTTCAGCTTTGGCCAATACAGCAGCAAATTGTTCAGCGTGTTCTTTACTTTCTTCAATTTGGTGATTGGCTTCAAAAGCGGCTTTGGTATTGCCTTCAAGTTCTGCTGCACGTTTGAAGTCTGGATACATTGTAGTAAACTCATATGTTTCACCTTCAATGGCTTTTTCCAAACATTCTCGAGTATTTGGTTTACCAATTAGTAATTCCAAATGACCCCAAGCGTGTAGCAACTCTTGGTCAGCAGTATGCTCAAAATGTCGTGCAACATCTTCGTAACCTTCTTCCCTTGCAATCTTTGCAAAGTAACGATACTTGATGTGTGCTTGACTCTCACCCGCCAATGCGCTTTCAAGATTTTTAATTGTAATAGACATACAGTCTCCTTGTAAAATAATATTGTACTTTTATTTACTATAGGAATCAACCTAAAAATAGCATTTTTCAATTGAAAATTCCTATGACTTCTATAGTCATAAAAATAGGCTCCGGAGAGCCTACTTTGAGTTTCTGTTGCGAGGTATGTCTTACCCCAGGCTGCGTTTAGGCGGCCAATGCGTAAACTGAATCGTTTGCATTTATAGGTTTTGTGTCTTCGGCCGGGAAACCCCAACCCTAACGGCTTCTACATTGCCGGACTGTCCATTTCATTACTCTTGACCCTGTCGAAACCATGGCAGGCCCATCATAAGAAAACTTACTTTATAAAACGAGGAATACGAATTTCTGTACCAGCATATTGAAATGAATCTAACATTGGAACTAATGATTCAATATCACTAGCATTGTGTCGTTCCATCATCGTATGCTCACCATCTATCAACATAAAGTACAACTTGGTTGTACCTTCGTCAACTTGCGGCTTGAAAATATATTCTAAATCTTGTAAAATCATCAAACTTCCTTATGGTGGACCTGGCGGGAGTCGAACCCGCGTCCAGAATCCTTTTCAATCGACTTCATACAGTCTTAACTTACAGTATATATTTATTTAATATCTATGTCAATCAAATTGGTATCAAAAATTATGATACATTCTTTATTGCGTGTATGGTACAAGCATACCGACAATCTTTGTGATTACTGGTATAGTCATCTAAATTTTTCATGGTTTGATAATGAATGCATAAATTTTGAACGGTGTTCATTAACATAGGCAATCTAGATAGATTAAGTTTTTTTAAACCTTCAATCCAATGATCCATCGTATCTTGATAATAGTTTTCAATCAGTGGATTTTTAAATTCTTTTACTGTAAAACCTGCTGATTCAATTTCTGAAAAAAATTGATCCTTACTTCTACATTTCCCGTACCAAGCTGGCAATGCCCTACTCCCATCAACATCTACAGTAAAATCTTTGATTATAATTTGATCAACATTATTTTGTAAGTTTTTCAAAACTTGATCACCGTGTTCCAAGTGAAAATAGCTTTCGAAAAATATAGCCACGTCGTAATGCTGATCAGATTTAAAATTGTGTAGATCAGCGTGATATGTAGGAAAAAATTGATTAGAGTAGTCTGCTTGGACTTTGGAAATAGTTACTCCAGTTACATCACAATTTAATTGTTCCTGGAACATTCTTCCCGGACCTCCCCACCCACAACCACAATCTAATACCTTTGATCCTTTTTTAATATAAGGAAATATATCAATTACTGCTTGATCAAAAGGATTAGCCGACTGACTTTGAGCTCCCCAATGAAAGTGGGCTTTTTCGCCAAACACAGTTTTGGCCATTTCAGGAGTGATTGAAGAATAAAAATCATCTAAAAACATAGCATCTGGTAGATGTTAATGGATGCGGGTGACAGATTCGAACTGCCGATGCACCTGGCTTATGAGACCGGTGTGGTGACCACCCTACCCGCTGTATATTTATACCAACTGTTCTGCTTGTAGCAGTGCAACAGTTTCAGCACTCAATTCAATTTCAGTGCGAACATTAAGTTCCAACACCTTGTCGTTGATTGTTTGCTTTTGTTTCTTCAAGTCACGCATTGCTGCCTTGTAACCTTCAATTTGTTCTGCTGTTAGAACACCAGTATCAACAGTGTCAGCATAGCCATACATACGGCTAGTCTTTTCTTGTGTGCGGATCTTTTCCAACTTGCCGTCGATAACTGCATCAGTCTCAACTACCTTGCTGTCAGTCAACACCTTCAATTGTACCAAACGCTTGTCAACGTATGCGGCATCTGCCAGCAAATCGCTAACACCAGACTCAACATTGGCACGACCAACTTGAGCACGAATGCCATACAGGGTCTTGGTCAAGGCAGCACGTTTACCATCATTAGTAACTAATGTGTTACGGGCGGTTACCAACTCAACAGAAGGAGTTTGAAACTCGTTCAATGAAACTGTGGCAGTGACTTCGATAGTCTTGATGTGTTCTTGGATTGTGTTTTGTAGAGCGTTTGCTTTGCGAAGTGTTAATTTCATAATCGAGTTCCTTTCATTTGATTTAAAATACAGTGAGCGTATGGCAAGTTAATTGCAGGACAATGTGCAATTGACATTAGACCAAGTTGGTTTTAAGGCAACCTTTACTAAAGCAAAAAACAATAAACAGTGGATCTAATATTTCCGAGCATCAATAAACAAAGCAATTAAGCCAATTCATCTCGGTACACTAAATCGCGGAGTTGTTTCCAATATACTTTTTAAGAGTAGATTGATAGGCAATCTCTCATCTCCACACACTCACAGTCAAGTTTTGAGAAAACTTGCAAAACGAATTTATATTGAAGCACACTTATGACGTTTCTAATCACAGCGGTGTCACTGCCTTAATATCTACACTATGTATAAATTAAATGTACTTTAATATAATGGAGGACTGAGAATACATCCTTACCGAACAACACCTCGGACATTATTGTAAACCTTGCGAGTCTACTTTCTTCCGACTTCCACTAAGCCCTATTGCTAGGTATCCTAGTCTGTTGTCAACATCGCCGTTTTTAGTGACAGGCAGTAGTCACGTCGCCGTATGCTATTCTACACTTTCCATTCCGTTGACCTTGCGAGCCATTCAAGTGCGCTAACACCTTACGAAACATCCTGTATAAACTAATCTCACCTTGCGAGTTTAATTAGACTTAGTTCTCTTACGAGCCAAGTATTAGATGTCTTTCACATACGACCGAGTCAGTCTTTGCATTTTATATAAGGTTGGATTTGAACCAACAGCCTATTCCTTAAAAGGGAATTGCACTACCATTGTGCTACTGTAAACCTACTGCGATGTGCTGACTCAGTTGCTACATAATCTTTTGGACTACATAATACAACACACCACGTACCTTTTGTCTTGCGAACTACTCAGTCGTCTTTTGCGATCTGTGTCGACCCCGCCATTGCTGACAGCCTCCACTAACCACTCAAACTGCATACAAGCCCTTAGGTGCAACCCTTCGGACAAATACACTACCCTTTCTCATACTAATTAACTGGACTGGTTTAGTTGTGAAGTCAGCACCACCTGTTACTTTCCATCTACTCAAGTTCCCCTTGCGGGCTTGTAAGCAAAGGTTCTTTCCACAACATCCAGCGTCATTGTTACAACCACCGGTCTTATCAGTGATCGCTGTCTCGCGACAGTGAGCAGGCTTGTCTAAACGAACTATTACTAGCGGAGTTATGTAGGCATACCTCCTTTGGCTGTGTCACCACAGTTATTCTTCGTCGACGGCGAACCGCCTACAGGATATTAAACTACCCTTAAATTCTTATACAACTGCACACCTACAGGATTTGAACCTGTGGACATTGCCAATAGACAATGCTATGCTCTAACCATATCAGCGTGGCCTACGCCTTAGTGGGCAGTTGTATAAGAACTTCTTATACTCGATTTTTTAAAGAACGTATACGCTAATTGCTTAGTGTATGTATATATTGTAGCAAACTTCTTACTGTTTGTCAACACTTTTTTAAAAATATTTTAAAATAAATGCTCTGCATCCCCCGGCGGTAATTATAGTACATCAGACCTTTGGAGTCATCACACGTACCTTCCACCCGCTCCCCGACAGGGACCGTTCTCGCATTGCTAGCGGCCTTTTGGTAAGAAGACTACCACCCTTGCTTATCACAGCACTTCTCATCGTACGGGTCATACTATCTGCTGATTAGACAGAACGTTCTTGGTCGGAGTACAAGGATTCGAACCTTGGGCCCCTGCGTCCCAAACGCAGTGCTCTACCAGACTGAGCTACACTCCGAATAAACTGGTACGTCGTGACGGGATCGAACCGCCGACAGCCACCGTGTAAGGATGGAGTTCTACCGCTGAACTAACGACGCAAAAATCTTACTTAACTTGTTCTACTATTATACCTGACTTCTCAAGGAATGTCAAGCCTGAATCATCTCTATAATTTTCATTATAATAAACGTTACTAATGCCAGACTGTAAAATAAGTTTAGCACACTGAATACAAGGACTGTGAGTAACGAATAAGGTTGCCCCCAATCCGGACTCACCACACTTAGCCAATTTCGCAATCGCGTTTGATTCAGCATGTAATACCTCTGGTTTAGTTTTTAATCCGTAACGTACATCACGTTGAGCACCTTCGTGCCAACCTTCATATGGATACTTGGCATCAAACTCTTCTGGATCTAACCAGCCACCTGCACCACTATCCCATACTTGGTCTTCACAGTTGTTATCCCAACCTGCGGGCATACCATTGTAACCAATGCTAATGATGCGATCATCTTTGACTACAATAGCACCAACTTTTAGTCTACGAGCGTGGCTAAGTTCTGCGAACCGCCGGGCTGTATCCATGAATGCTTGCTTAAACTTTTCTTTCATCATTACCTATCTTAATCTTGGAGCGGGATAAGAGAATCGAACTCTTGACCGAAGATTGGAAATCTGCTGTTTTACCATTAAACTAATCCCGCATACTTTATTATAACACACTAACGACAAATGTTCACCTGCTTTGACTAAGTCGACCCACAGGCACCTTTAAAGACGATTTGGGCAGTATTGCTACTACTGGGATGAAGTCCGCATAGTCAATGCATTATAATAAAGTGTCCAGCTACTCTCACCACAAGAGCCCTGAACTGGGTGGTTGCCCCGTCCATAACATTTCTTCTTCTGGAAAGGCGTTAGTCCTCACCCAATGCGTTCTAGTATCCCTTAAATGGGGAACTAATGGTCAATGCACTGCACACCCGGCGCTCTCTATGGTGACTGCCCCACCCACTTTTATAACGGTAAAAGTGTAAACCGGGTTTCCCTTGGTGCCCCACGACAGAATCGAACTGCCATCACAGGATTACAAAACCAGTGTACTACCATTGTACTAGTAGGGCCGTGTTTAAATCAAATCATTCTTAGGAATAACATTAGATTCATATACAGCAAGTGCTTGACGGAATTCGTCTTCACCTAGTGCGTGCCAACCAATGCATACGCCCAATGGGCTACGACCGCAACCACACTTTTTAGCAGTGGGTTCTACCTGTTCTACTTGAATTTCTTCTGACATATTATTCCTTATTGCTATCATTAGTTGATGTTACCCAACTAATTTTACTTTCTTGTTTTTCAATTTCTGGCAATGGGGGAGGAACATATTGTGGTTTCTTAAGTTTCTCTCCAAAAATTGCATCAAACTTATTACCAAGTTCTTCTTGGCTAACACTAAATGGTCGTGGTCGACTGCCCTTACTCATCGTACTTTCCTCAAATATTCAATACCAACTTTGCCATTTTCAATTTCCTTAAGAGCAGTAACAATAGCGGAACTGTTGTTGTTATTGTCCACTAGAGGACGACTGCCACGTTTCAATTCACGAGTGCGAATTGCCGCAACAAGAACAAGATCAAAACGATTACCAATCATCTCAACACATTTTTCAGTGTCGTTCATTGTGCGGACCAATTTAGGTTGAATCATAAGTACTTTCTATAAATGTTAAACAAAATTGTGGTGCGCCGGGAGAGACTCGAACTCTCACGCACTAGGCACTGGCTTCTAAGACCAGCGTGTCTACCATTCCACCACCAGCGCAAATACTAACTAAAAAACTATTATAACACAATATTTATTGTGCGTCAATAGCAAGAACGAAATAATGAATTTGTAGTCTAGTGTCCTCAGGTTTATCACTAGTGTTTAGACGTACAGAGCCGGACTTCCTTACGTCGAGTTCTTCCAGGACTTGTTACTTGGGATACCGGTCCAGCGTGGATTCCATCTATCGCCGGTCCCACTCAAGCGACCAGCCGGGCATCGAACCCGCTTGCCTTCTACTATACAGTACCTTCGAAGAATACCGTATAGCGTGACATTCTCTTGCTAACACTACAAAACTTGGTACCAGCGGTGGGAATCGGACCCACTCAAGAACGCTAATCTGGCGCTAAAAGGCTTATAAGACCTCTCTGACTTCCAAGTCTCGCTGGCAATAAAAACTATATGGCGTCCCGTAGAGGAGTCGAACCTCTGTGAATATCCCGAAAAGGATACTATCCTTGGCCACTAGATGAACGGGACAAATAAAATGTTAGGTGTGCTTTTACGCTAAAAGGGATGTCGGCCTTACCAGTTACGGGGTACCTAATACTTCCTGTATTACATACAGGCCCTACTCCTTAGAGGATGGACACCTTTAATCCCACCTTCCTAACTAAAACCATATATAAACACACTCAACCTTCCACCCTTGATTCGCTACTGCTACTAGGGGCGTGTTTTAATGTGTTTATATATGGTGCGAGAGACGGGACTCGAACCCGTATGCCTTTCAGCGGCAGATTTTAAGTCTGCTGTGTATACCATTCCACCACTCTCGCAAAATTTACTATATCTTTTTAAAGAACTTGTTAGCAGCCAACTCCATCATTTGCTGCTATGTATTAATTATAGCATCATTTAGTTGCTATGTCAAGAGCCAAAGACTCGCGATATATGGAATCTGGTAATCCCTGTCCCATACTATGCTCAAACTTTACTGCTACACCACCTGGATTAAAAGGAATGTTTAATGCTGCTCGAACGTCTTTTTCTACTAGGTCGCGAAGTTCCACAATCTTTTTGGCACTCAAATTGTCAGTAAACACATAGGCAGTGTAACCACCATTAGGGTCGCCTTTGTAGTAATCGGCCGTTACAGTATGATCTAATTCATAAGAGTGTAACTTGTCGCCTGTTTTACGATGCGTGTATGTCCAAACACCTTTTTCTACTGGATCAGGTACTGCTAGGTCATAGTATGGGGTGCCTGGATATGTAGTGATCACTGTACAATCAAAGTCATCAATTTTCATTTTGATCAGCCAGTCACGAATACACATAATACTTTCTTCGCTTTCACCAGGATGACCAACACTCATCAATGCTTTGACTTTTAGTCCATACTTGTGAGCAATTTCAACAACACGAGTATTGTCTTCCAGTGTGGCCATCTTGTCAATGTTGATCAGCATACGAGGGTCAGCGGATTCAAATCCGCTCAGTATCCATCGGAAACCAGCTCTGTACATTGCTTCCGCTTGTTCTTCAGTAAACAATTCTGCTTTAATAAATCCACGTAGTCTAAACTCGACACCTAATTCCTGTTGCAAGTCATAAATGTCGTTCATCAATTTGACAAAACTTTTATTGACGTTTAGTTCATCATCATAAAACATAAAACCAGTATAACCATATGTTTCATATAACCAACGCACTTCGTCAACAATGCTCCATTCACTGCGGGTGCGAATAATACGTAGGCTTCTACTATTTCGTCCTCCACAAAAACCGCAGTTAAATGGACATCCCAACTGTGCAATCAAACTTGTTGCGGGGAACCCTTCAATGCTGTAATGATACGTATTCAAATCAACCAAATGTCTTGCAGGGCGGGGAAGTTCTTCATACTGTTCATTAGACATAAAGAAATCACCACGCATATCGTCACCGTCTACCATTTTAGGACAATCAGATTTGAAACATTCGAATACTGCTAGTTCTCCATCTCCTGATACCAATACATCAAAATAACTTTCAAGTAATCTCGCTGCTTTACGAGCACGACCATCAATTACTCCGGCTTTTTCTTCTACCTTAACTGCGCTGTAAGTTAGTGTAACGTGCGGGCCTCCAAGCACAATACGTAGATTAGGCCGTATTTTTCTAATACGGGTAGCTACCCTTACTGCTGCTGGCAATTGTGGAGTAGTGCAGGTAATACCAATCCACTCGATGTCTGCTGTTTCAACGTAACTATCAAGTGCTTCCAAATAGTTACTTACACCACTGAGATCTACAACACCAACATCAACTCCTTGTTGTTCAAGGCTAGCAGCAACTCGCAAAATTCCTAGACTTACAAAGACACGTTCGTCAAGCAGAAAGGGACTAGGCGGGATGATTAGTCCCACCCGACGGCCACCAAAATTAAGTTTCTTCTTTAATTGAATAGTTGTCATACTTTTTTCTCAACCCACCAACAACTGCCAGTAACTCTTACATAACCAAACAGTTCGTTTGATGCGTTCATAACACCTGGCGCACCCATATGATAGTCGTGGCCACTAATGATGCCGCCATTTTTTACCTTTGGCCACCAAGCTATGATATCTGCTCTAACTGCTTCGTAACTGTGATCTGCATCAATGAATACAAAGTCTAAACTTTTATCCAAATAAGTAGTAGCAGCTTCCAAACTGGACATACGTTTGGCTTTATAATAACTTTTTACAGGCTCCATATTCTGTTTGAAGATGTCAAACATTTTGTCGTTAACAACATCTGGATCTTCTAGATTGCCACCAGCTTGATGTTCAGGACTGCCTGCCCAAGTATCAACACAGTCAAAATTAATATTCTTGCCACTGTTGGCAATTTCCACAGCCATGAAGCTAGAACTTTTTCCCTTGTAACTTCCAATCTCAACAAAGTGAGCAGGACCACTGAACTTGTCAATTATCTCTTTATAGAACGCAATGTCTCCAGGATTAAACCACCCTTCTACATTTTCATAGTAATGAGGAATATAATTCAGGTTAGGTTCAAACTTAGCAAATACTGAAAGCAAATCAGGATTCAAACTACTTCTATCTACAGGAATAAATTCAGTGTATGATGTTGTAGACGTTTCTCTACCAAATAAATCTTTGCCAGTTCTGATGCGTTCTGCAATATTTCCAAGATTAATAATATCAGGAATATTATATTCTTGATGAGCAAAGTTCATAATCTTATGTTGTATTTGCTCAGGAGTCATCCAATAACTTAGATGCCATCCAGCATCCATTATTTTAGGCAACTCCCATCGTTTTCTTCTAAACCATTGCGGGCTTTTTTCAGCAACTGATTTATTAGTAGTCAGTATTGTTCCTGCCCAAGGATTAGTTTGCTTCTGTTTAAGATTGTAATAAAACATATCTTGCACAAATGCAACCGCTTCCACGCCACTGTTAATATGTTGTATTGCTTGTTTAATGGCTTTCTTGGTTGGGATTTCGTCCAAGTCACTGATCATAATAATATCAGTGGGTTTAAACTGTTTTAAACCTTGTGCAATATAATTACGTTGATCAACATCCATTGCCATAGATGCATAATACGATGTTACATCCAAACTACCAACCGGCGGCACTCTTTTCCAGTCATACTTACTATGATCAGTACTCAATGGAAGATATATAATCTTCTTTTGAAATTTTCGATAACGCTCTGTATTATTTGCATAATTCATTGGCTTTTTATTTCCGCTATGAGTGAGATCGTTTTCTACAATAACAAAATAGTCAACAGTGTCAAACAGATATTCAAGTCGACCTTCTAGCATATCAAACTCGTTGAAAAACATAAAGCAATCAATAATCATTTTAAGCTACTCGCAATAAATCCTGCAAAATGTACTACATTACAATTTACAAGATTGGCATAATCATTATCATAAATTAATTTACGCATTGCTTCAACAATTGCCGGATCACTTTCAATGTACAATGTGTAACCTTGTTCTACACAGATACGATATTTAAAATCTGCGGCTGTTTCAGCATCGTCAGTTTTCATTATAACAGTTTGTGGTCGTGTGGCCAACTGTTCAATCCACTTTTCAGTAATGGGCCTATATTCTGCTGAACGTGCAGTTACAATATCAAACTCGCCAACTGGACTAAACAGGGGTTTGGCATACAAAGTCTGTAGATAAAACTCTTGCATTGTTAAGTTGGGAATATGGTGATAGTCTGGAACTAATACGCCATCCAAATCAAAAGCAATTTTACTCATCTCGGAATCTTACTCCGTAATCAACACTTACTTTCTTACTGCCCCACATGGGTTCTTCAGCAAAGTAAGGTAAACGAACACCTTGAATAATTTCATTGCGAACAAGTTCAGGTGTAAGCCAATCACTAAACAGTACTGCCCAACGCCATTCAGTATTGGGATAGTAACGACTCATAAACAGTTTAGTGTCCTTGTATGTTGTACCTGACAAAATGTTGTCATCAACAAACACAATACGTTCTGGATCAGAGCCAGTAATCAATTCACCACGTTCTGACCAATATGCACCTAGTGGTAATTTAAGAATTTGCGCTGTCCACATAGCATAACTAAATCCGCTACGTGCCACAGCAATAATTTCATTAGGTTTGAAATCATTAATTTGACTGACCATATTGTTAAAGTATTTTTCACCTTCATCATTGGTCATAATGCGAGGTTGTTCTGGAAAGTCTGTAAATTTGTTCATATGTTTAAGTATGGTGCTCTAATGCAGAATCGAACTGCAATTCCTGTCATACCAAGACAGTGTTCTTCCATTAAACTATAAGAGCGATGTAGGGCTGGCAAACCTGGGCTCGAACCAGGGACCCACGGATTAACAGTCCGTTGCTCTACCAACTGAGCTATATGCCAATATTCTTTATTCTTCTGATGAAGTACTGGCAGTGCCAGTATCATTTGTTACATAACCTGCATTACCACGAGGTTTGTTATCATTACGTGGTTCACGTTTAACAACAACTTCACTTGCCAATTGTGCTTGGATCATCATATTCTTGAATTGATTACGTTGCACTGGATCAACGATTGAACCCATTAATGTCTTTGTTGTACTACGCATTTTGAAAGTCTTATTAGGTTTCATTTTTTCTCTTTATAAATTTTATGGCGGAACGACTGAGACTCGAACTCAGAAAGCGACTTTCATCACTCGACGGATTAGCAATCCGCTCCAATACCATTATGGGACCGTTCCTTAATACTTACTATACACTACTTATTGCACCTTGTCAACAAGTATTTAAAATCTGGTACGGCTGGCAGGTCTTGCACCCGCAAAAGCAAATGACTATGTCCTTGCCCCGTCCCCATTCTTGACTATGGGTCAAGCGGGAGGTCTGCTATATTCCACTCACAGCCGCATATATTATTATACGTATTTAACTATGAATGTCAATGTCTTTTTGTATCATTAATTTTGGTGCCCTGGGGGAGACTCGAACTCCCAAGCCTTTCGGCACAGCGACCTCAACGCTGCGTGTCTACCAATTCCACCACCAGGGCTAAGGTTATATGGTCTGGCGTAACGGAATCGAACCGCTGTTTAGAAGGTAGAAGCTTCCTGTATTTTCCACTATACGAACGCCAGATTAGAAATATTGATATCTAGATGTGAGATTAGTTTTATCTTTGACCATACGATCAAACTGTCCGCTCTTGCCATCTTTGTAGAAACCGCTGGGATCTAGTATACGTCCACGTATTTCTACCCAACTATGTGGAATCCAACAAAACTCTTCAGTTAGGTTGTTGTTAGTTATATAGGCAACTCGATCTTGAGATTTACGTGGATCTAAACCTTGACTACGTAGTTTGGCAACATCATCTCGTGTAAATGCATCTAGGCTTGTATCTGCTACATCGGCCCTAAACCAGCCCATAGACTTTTTACCATTTACTATTCTACCAATAGGAACAATCTCTGCATTACGAATACCTTTTTGTTTATCTAAAAACTGCATTAGGTCCTGGCTAGCACCATAGCAGTTGTCCTGTACAAAATAATATTGTAATTGCACAGGTGTACATTGTGCCCAAAATTCTTCTAATAGGGAATCTATATTGGATTCGAGTAATAAGTCTAGCAGTTTCATTGTGTATTTATATGGTACCCCGTGTCTGATTCGAACAGACATCCAACTCCTTTTGAGAGAATCCGCACTACCAATTAGCGTAACGGGGCATAAACTTTTTAGGGGTGACTAACGGGATTCGAACCCGTACTACCAGAGTCACAGTCTAGGTTGCTACCATTACAACATAGTCACACCTAAAAAGTCTAATTTGATTTGGTCTCGCCGAAGGGAATCGAACCCCTATTAACTCGTTAGGAGTGAGTGGTACTATCCATTGTACTACAGCGAGATAAATATTTTTATGAGAACATATGACAACGTTACTCCAAGTGGTCTACAATTTCATCTATGCTTGTTAGACGGGGTATGTTGCATCGTTGTTAAGGACACATATGATTCTACATATTTCGAAATGAAATACTTTACCAACGTAAATTCTGCACTACGTTGGATCAACAATCTTTAATTGTGGCGGGCCTTGAGAGGATCGAACTCCCACCAACGGTTTCGAAGACCGCTATGATATCCATTTCACCAAAAGCCCATTAAACAGTAATGTATTCGTAGTTAACAGTTTCTTCATTACTACGGAAAACATTTGCACCATTTTTAATATGAAACTTACGTGCCATATCAGTTGGTGGACTCAATGTAACAAACCTTTTTATTGATGGCTTGTTTTCCTTAATGTGTTCAACTGCTTTAAAAATCAACGAACGGCCAGCACCAGGAGCATAACTCCAAATGGTGTAAAACACTGCAACACTGGGTTCAGTATTTACTGTAAACAATTCTTGTTCCGTTGTTGGAACAAAGTCTTGATAACTTACACAAGTGATTGCCTTAACACTACCTTCTTCGTCACGATATACAAAGATATCTCGATTAGCACCAATTCTACTCATTGTAGGAATAGAAGGTCGAACAGGATCTTCATTTAAGAAGTTGAAAAAATTATCTGTGTCAGAAGTAATTAGGTGCAGCATATTAGCCTTGGAGTTATAACTGTACTTATCTATTTAGAGTTCAAACCATTATGAAACTTGGTGGTGATGGTGAGACTCGAACTCACGATCTTTTCCGTATGAAGGAGCTGCATTGGCCGCTATGCTACATCACCATATATAAACATACTACTATCACTCAACTGTCCGCTTGGTTGGCACTACGCACCAACTGTGATATAACGGTATTTTTAGTATGTTTATATATGGCGAACTCATTGTAGGCAGGATTTCGAAACCTGCAAGTGGGCATTTAACTCCACCGGCCCTATAAGAGGCCTATGTTTGACCATTCCATCACTACGAGTTCATCGGGTCATGACTCCCGATTATGGATCAGGGTAATTACTCCTGTTAAGACCATATAGAAACACACTAAAACACAACCTTAGTTTCCCAGTTACGGTATTGTCAGTTGGTATAATGTGTTTTTATATGGTCGGGGCACAGGGACTCGAACCCTGATAGACCGGGTAAAAGCCGGTTATTCTAGCCATTGAATTATACCCCGTATATGGTCCACTCTCTGAGACTCGAACTCAGTTCTCTCTGCTTAAGAGGCAGGACTTCACCTTCAAAGTTTAGAGTGGGTTGTGCATAT